CAAAAGCCTTGCGAATGTTTTCGACATAAATCAGCGCGTCTGTCGGGGACATCCAGGCATGGGGATTTGGCTTGCCCTGGTATGGCCCCTCGCCGATCCCCAGCGGCTCGATTCCCTCGGTCACTACCACGGAGGGTACATCCCCCATATTGCTCAGGAATTGTTCGAACCATTGTTCGAGATTGAGCCCATTCCACAGGATCAGATCGGCATCTTGTGCGGCAATCAGATCGCCCGGAGTGGGCTGGTAATTATGGATCTCGGCACCCGGCTTGGTGATAGAAACCACGTCCGCCGCGTCCCCGGCGACGTTGCGCGCCATGTCCGCGATGATGGTGAAACTGGTCACCGCCTTGATGCGTTCCTGGGCAGCGAGGGGAAGGGCTGAGCCCAGAACGGCCAGCCCCAGGAAAACGGATAACACACGACGACGCATAACGAACTCCGGTTTCATGCGTGTCATCATATTGCAATTGCAATTCACTCGCAACTGCAGTCTGCAAGATGGCTCGCGTGCAAGGCTCGGAATACGGTTTGTAAAGTGTAGCGCGCGATTTCGGATGACTAGAAAACGTCAGTTCGGATGACATCCGAAAACGGCTTGAGAAGAGGGCTTCAAGCGCCCTTAAATGGCGCGGTGAGTCTTAGGCATCTGGTCATCGTTGTTCTCTCCCTTTTTGCGCCTTCCGGTGTCCTGGCGGCTGGGCCGGTGTTCGAGCGCTGCGAGGCCGGGAACCGGGTCACGTGCGTGGTGGATGGCGACACGTTCTGGTGGCGGGGACGGAAAGTTAGGATCGAAGCAATCGACGCGCCGGAGCTGCACAACGCCCGCTGCGAGGCGGAGCGAGCGCTGGCTATTGCAGCGGCGGATCGGCTGGTGGAGTTGCTGAACCAGGGCGGTTGGCGGTTAGTGCAGTTGGGCGACCGCAACGTCGATCAATACGGCCGGCAGCTGCGCACGATCGAGCTTGGCGAAAGCGATATGGGTGAGATGCTCGTCAGCGAGGGCCTGGCCCGGCGTTGGGAAGGGCAGCGCCAGCCCTGGTGCGAGGGGTAGCCGTGAGCCAAGGCTCCAATCAATATCCGCGCCTGCCCTGGCAGCGCTACGATCATCCCACCGCCGCGCCGGCGTTCGTGGCTTATCCGCATGGGCCGGACAGCGGCTGGGCCAAGGTAGTCTTCATGGATACCTACCCCACTGCCACTCCCTGGGCCTGGATCGTGAATTGGGACGATCGCTTTTCGGGGCACGGCTCGGCGCCAAGCAAGCAGGAGGCAGCCGACTGGGCGACGCGTGCCTATTGGGACAGCATGGTGGAAACCGAAAGCTGGAGGCCGGTGCCCCGCCCTGCAGTTGGCGAACCGCAGCGCTGCCTGCCCGAGCTACGGTTCCGCGCGTGGGTGCAGGAGCTGGCGCGCAACATGACCAATGAAACAGCGCCGCGTCTGGTTGGGCAGTTCTTGCGAGCGGTGCATCAGGGGCCCTCGATCGCCGGGAACAAAGCCGCCGACCGGTGGGCGCACCGGGTGCTCAGCGATGCGTTCGGTACGAGGGCCTATTTGAAGCAGTGAACTGCTTAGCCTAATTCAGTGCCGTGGGCCGTCTAACAGCGAAAACGGCCGCTGCGTGCGCTTTTAACCCTCGCCACTTGCATCTTGGCTAAGGGTCTGCACAATAAGCGATAAACGCGTTGCGGGGCCCTTCACGTGCAAGCATGGTTGCGGAAACTCGGCCTTGGTCCACGGCTGTCGCTGATTGCGGCCGCCGCCATGCTGCCTGCGCTGGGCACCATCCTTTACAACGAAGTCGAGTTCCGCAAAGTGCGCGGCACCGAAGTGCGCCAGTCCGCCCTGCGGACAGCTGAACTGGTCTCTCTGGAAATGCAGCAGGTCATCAGCGGCAGCGAGGGCATCCTTGAAGCCATTGCAGCTGCGCCGGTGGTCAAGACGTTCACCGATGCCGAGTGCACCGCATATCTTGGCAATCTCATTGTCAATTTGCCCCAGTTCAACGCCATCTCGGCGATAGATGCCCAAGGCAATATGCGCTGCCGCTCGCGTCCTGCTGCAATAAAGACAGGCTATACAAGCCGGCCTTATTTTCCCCTGGTGATGAACGAAGGCCGGTTCGTTCTCGGCGAATACACCATTAGCCAGAACGATGGGACAGCCCTGCTGCCAATGGCAGCGCCAATCCTTGGCGACGAGGCCAAGCCGATCGGCGTCCTGGTGGCAGGGCTCAGCCTTGACTGGCTGGGCGATCGCCTGCGGGAGCGACGCTTTGCTCCCGATAGCTCGCTCACCATTGCAGATCGCAACGGCACGATCATTGCTCGGGAACCCTTCCCCGAACGCTTCGTCGGTACGAAAATTCCGGAAGCCTTTCAGCACTTGGTCAATGCGGATTCGCCTGGAACTTTGGAGCTGATCAGCCAGGACGGCACGCCAAGGGTACAGGGCTATTATCCTACCACTGCGCCGCCCGAGGGCATCTACATCAGCGCCGGCCTGTCCCGCCGCGAAGCATTTCGGGGCATCAACGAAGCAACACAGCGCAATCTGGTTCTGGCAGCACTTTCAGCCATTCTGGCGATGGCTTTGTCCTTGCTGTTGTCGCGTCAACTCGTGCTGCAGCCTGTCAGGCGGCTGCAGGCCACCATCGATCTGTGGCGTTCCGGCCGCACCGAAGCGCGCACCGGCATGAAGCGGAACCAAGACGAGATCAGCCAGATGGGCGCTTCGGTCGATGAGTTCCTCGACGAGTTGCAGGCAGCGCGTGAAGCGCAGAAGCGGCTCGACCAGGAGCGTGAACTGCTGACCGGGGAAATGCAGCACCGGATCAAGAATATCTTGTCCAACGTCCAGGCGATTGCTTCGCAAAGCTTCAACGGCCAAGTGGATCAAGCCGTGCTCGACACTTACAACGAGCGGCTGATTGCCATGGGCAACGCCCAAGCGGTGCTGGCAGGAGAAAACTGGACGCAGGCGGAAATCGGCAAGATCGTCCGCGAAAGCACCGGCTTGTTTGGAGAGCCGGAGCGCTTCCAGATCAACGGTCCTGCCTTGGTGCTCAACGCCAAGGCGGCAATGGCCCTGTCGATGGCGCTGCACGAGCTTTGCACCAATGCGGTCAAATATGGCGCCCTCAACGATCCAGACGGCCAGGTAAAAATTGTCTGGCACGTGAGCGACGAGCCCAATGCCGAGTTCACGCTTTCCTGGCGCGAGCAGGATGGACCGCCTGTCTTGCCGCCCACTCGTAGCGGCTTCGGCACGATGATGGTGCAGAAGGTCTTCGCGATGGAGGTCAATGGAACGACCGATCTGCGTTACGAGACAGATGGCGTAACCTGGACCGTCACGGCGCCCCTGGACGGTGTGCTGGCGCACAGCGAGGGCTGAGCCGGGCCAAGTCGGGCCTGCTGCTAGTCCACCGGTCCATTGTTGATGAGCTGGGCAATCGCGGTGCGCAGCTGCGACAGGGCAAAGGGCTTGCCCAGCAATATGCTGTTCGGCACGCCCTGGGCGGCCCAGTTCGCGGCGCTGTCGCCGGTCATGTAGATGACGGGGATAGTGGGCTTGAGCAGCCGAGCCTGACGCGCCACCTCCCAGCCATCAATGCCGGGCCCGAGGCGAATATCGGTTACGAGACAAGCAAACCCATCAGCCCCGTTTTGTAGCTGGGCCAGCGCCTGGGCACCCGAACGCGCGATAGTCACGCCAAAGCCCGAGTCCTCAAGGTCAGCCTCGATGACAGTGCATAGGAGGGCATCATCCTCAACGATCAGGGCAGATGGCTTATCCATTTCGGCTCCAGGCAATCTCACCCCGCAAACGTGGGACTAGTTTGTTGGTTCGCTGACGATTGGGGGAGCGGGTGGGTAAGATGGGCATCCTGGATTATTGAAGACGCCGTTATGCTCTTACTGAGCCACCCTATAGTACGGTCAAAATGCTATTGGCAATCAGCTGCTGTAAAACGCTGAGAGCGGTGCCCAAAATTAGTATAGGCCCTAAGACCTTGCGGATAGTTTTTCGTTTCAGCATCATCCGCTCAGAGTAGCCAAAGCCGTATTCAATTTTCCTGAAAAGCCACGCGCGACTGGCTAGGGCAGCAAACCCCAGAATAGTAAGGATGAGAATTTCGGCCACTCGCGGCCATAGAGCATAATACAGCGCTGCTCCACCGACGCCCAAGATTGGAAACATTGCAGCCTCAAACCCGGGATGAAGAGCAAACCCGTACCAAGTCCGGCATGTCCCCATCTCTTCGGACACGATCCTGTCAATGCGCTCGACGATGCCTTGATCTTTAGCGGAGATGTCCATTCGACCAGCCGTAAAGCTGCTATCATTTAATCTAAACGAGAAGCGAGCCAGTGGTGGCTTTGACCCGGTGGTGCCCGACGCAGTCAGGAACTGTATTTGGCGGCTCTTGACCAATGGCTGCGATAGCAGTTCATCAAACCGCAAGTCGGCAATCACATGAGAATCAGCAAAAGTCACTGTCCAAAGAAGCGGGCTCTTGAGCAGGTCGGTCACTTGATCGTTGATCGCCCGGAGCGTCCCTTCGCCAAGCACATAGGCACCTTTGAAGTCCTTAGGTTTTGAATGCCCTGGAAGTTTGTAAGCTTGTTCGTACGCTGCACTTTCTGCAGCCTGCTCCTCAAGCCGTTTACGGCTCGCTTCCAGTTCCTCCCTGAACTTATCGGTGGCACTGTCTAAAACTTCTGGCGCAACAGTTGTTCTGCTAGATCGCCTCGCGGGGCGTTTGGTTGGCGGAAGCTGATCGGCCAATTGGGGGCTCTCGGTACTGAATGCTCAACCATTTCATTGCACCGAGAAACCGTCAATCGGCCAAGTCAGCTTTAGACGTCACCGTCAGCCGAAGGCAGCCTTGAGAGTGCGCCACGCATACGCTGCTTCCAACGGGACAACTCCGTTACCGCCTGCATGGGATCGCTCCAGCCGATAGGCCATCCCATCAGCCAGTCCGAAAAGTTGGGGTTGAAGGTCCATTCGCCGTCCAAGGACCTGGTCCCAGGCCGCAAGCTCAAATGGAGCGGGCGGGAAAAGCGGTAGTTCGTCAGGTCCGCCATCTGGACGCCCATCAGCTTGGCCAGCATGACCAGCTGCGACCAGAGCCTGGCTGCCGTCGCCAGCGACACCTGGTTGCCCGACTGACCCAAGGCAATCCGGAAGCGCATCCCCTTCGGGCTGAACTCGATGTCCGTGCGGTTCCCGCCGATCGAAGCGGTCGGCGTGGGCCAGTATGAAGACGCGGCGCCGTAAGTGGGTAGCGCCGACTTCAGCCGCCGAAAAGAGGCCTGCTTTTGCCGTGTAGCCCATGCTTTGTAAGTCTGCGATGACTTCGGGCAATCCCAAATTGAGATGGCCTTCGACGTTCTCGCAGAAGATCCATTCGACATCGGCCTCGATGGCGATACGAGCGACTTCTGGCCAGAGATGGCGAGGGTCGTCGGCGCCTCGCTTCTGTCCGGCGCTGGAGAATGGCTGGCATGGATATCCGGCAGAGAGCATATGAACCTTGCCACGCCAGCGGCTGCCGTTGAAGGTTCTAAGGTCGCTCCAGACAGGAGCTTGATCCAGGGCCTTGTCCGCCATCCGACCCACGAGAGTGGCCGCTGCACCAGCTTCTCGCTCGACAAAACAAACAGTTCGATATCCGGGCTCGGCAAGATGGAGCCCGAGTTCAAGGCCTCCGACGCCGGCGCAGAGGGAGATTCCGGCAAGATCAGCGCCGGCAGGTACTTTGAGGGAATGTAGAGCCACACCCGTATTCTCCGATGGAAGGACGCTCTTGGCGTTCGGAGGGCGGGCTCGATGGCCTCAGATGATTGACGATGCCGCACCTGCGGCACTTGATCTCGATTTCGGTCGTGATCTCCGGCGAGGCCTTGAACAGCAAGGCGCCGCAGCCGCAACGTACCTCAACTAGGGGACCGGCAACAAGATGGCTGGCGTCATTGTCGGCCAGGGTCCCGATCGGGCGAGTGCCCGGCATTTGAACGAATTTACTCACGTTGTTTTACTCGCGATCTGGTTCAACCGCCCTGCCCTCTCCGGAGGGTGGCGGGTCGAAGTGTCGCGTTCGTCACTTTGGGGTAGGACGCCAATCCAAAGCCCCAGTCGAGGTGTTGGTGCACCTCGTCCGCCCGTCGCCGATTGCGACAGGTTTAGTCTGAAACCTCGACTCTTGCCCTTCGTTGATCTCCAGTTTGGAATACGAGGGGCGATATGGGAGCGAGTTTCCGCGTAATTGACCTTCGCGCAGGGCGCGAACCGGTCGAAGTCGAGGTCGATGCAAGCTCGCCCGAGGAGGCGGGCATGAAGGTCTTTGGGGAGAAGCTGGTCCGCAGCGGCAGCCGCAAGCATTGCTGGGCCAAGGTCTATTATCAGTTTGCCGGTCAACCTCCCTGCATGATCAGGCTCTACCGTCCCATCAAGCAAGCTCCCTCTACCCCAGCATCGCCGCAGTAAGCGCGCCTGAGGCGGCGATCTGGCCGTAGGCGTAGGGGCTGGGGTGCAGCCCGTCCGAAGTCCACTTATTGGCGGTTCCGTCGACCTTCCACTTGCCCGAATTGCGGGCCGATTCGACAACGTCCGCAAACTCGATGACCTGGTAGAGCGGATGATCGGCATTACCGGCGCGGATCGAGCCGGTGGTGGCGCCGATCGCGGCCGGGGCGCCGTTGATCAGCGGGGCACCATCGCGCAGCCAATCGTTGAGCAGTTCGCGGGTGCCGGCGCCGCCCGTCGAGAAGTTCGCAGCCGCCGTCTGGTTGGCCGTGGTGGCGTAGCTGTCCGACGAGGTGACGGAAGGCGTGATAGTGGTTTGGAACACGCGCTGCGCACCCGACAGCATCGCCTTGGCCTCGGTCCAGCGGGCAACCATGTCGAGCTTGATAGCCGCCAGGGTCCGCGCCGAGCCGATATCGTTGACGCCCATTGCGCAGATCGCGTTGCGGGTGAAGGGCAGAACGGCCAGGCGCCGTGCCGAGGATAGAAGGGCGAGCTCCAGGCGGTCGCCTGACTGGCTGAGATTGATGTAGGAGGCGCCGGAGATCGAGCGCGCCACGCTGCCGACCGCGTCGGTCGCATCGGCCGTATCGTTGAGGCCCTCGGCAATCGAATCGCCCACGATCGCTGCCGCCTTGTTGGCGGTCCGGCCAAGCAGCGCCAGCGGCCAAAAGCCATAAACCTGCGCCGTATTGGCGCCGCCGCCGCCCGTGTAGTCCGTGACGCTGACCGTGTTCACGGTCGCCTTCTCGCCATTGGCCGAAACCTGCCCGGTCGAGGCGCTGTAGAACACGATAGACGTGGTGGCCTGCATCCAGACATTGGTCCAGAACTCGGCATTATCGGGAATGGCCAGGCCAAGGAAGTCAGACACCAGAACCGTGCCGCCCTGGCAGGCCTCGCGGTTCGCCCCGGTAAAGCGCAGCCGGTTGAAGACGCCGGCCGGATATTCGATGGTCGCGGTGAACTGGATGTCCCCGTCATTGGGCAGTTCGAATTTGCCGTTGGCGCGATCGACGTACCAATTGGGCAGCACCATTGCGATCTCGGTAATGGCGCCTACCGCCCGGTGGTGCGAGCGGGCCATCAGCCCCTTGTTGGACGCCGCCCGGCTGTTGAGAAGGCGGCAATTGGTGGCCACCTGGCCGTAAATCTGCCCGGCGCCGAGCGGGTAGGCGGCATAATTGGCCGGAAGCATGACGCGGCGGCGCAGGCCGTGAAGACTCGACGCGATGCGCAGGCTGTCGGCCAGATTGTCGGTAAAGGCGTCTGCCATTTTAGGCCCCTGTCTTGAAAATGATGCGGTCGCTTGCCGCGGCGCTGCCGACGCGGATGGTCGTGGCGTTCGATGGTGTCGAGCCAAGGCTCATTGCCGCGTAGCCGGCCGGAACGCCCGCGCCGTCATTGGCGCCCAGGCGCAGCCATTCGAGGGTCGATCCAGCCCGCAGGATACTTGCCGAGGCATCGACCAAGCCCTGCGCCCATTGCAGCGCAAAGGCGCCGGCATTGGCTCCATTCTCGACAACCAGCTCGGCAAACAGAAATCCGTAATCTAGGAAGTTGCCCGCCACGATCGTCGAGGCTGGATAGATCAGCCCACCCCCGACCGTTTCAGCCGTCGCGCCGGGCGCGCGCAGGCGCTGTTCGGCTTGGACGCGGATGGCGCTGGCGGGGCCGGTCATGGCGTATTTGAACCCGGGCGCGGCCGGCGCCGAGAAGTAGAGCTTGAGCGTGATGGCGTAGTTGGTGTTTGCCGCCATCTGGAATTGGAGGTCGGGGTCGTTGGCCAGCACGGTGGTATTGGTCCGGCTGGTCGAAACCGCTTTGCTGGCCAGCCCGCGCGAGCCGCCGAGCGCGGCCCAGATCGAGCCCGTCCAATGGATTTGCGCGCCGCCTTCGCCGACCACGGCCGCGACCATCCCGACCGAAGGAATAACCCGGCGCCAGCGGCCATCGATGCGCAGCGCCAAATCATTGGCGCTAAAGCCGGTCCAGGCGCCCGTCCCGGTCCCCGCAAGAATATAGACCGCGCCGTCGAGGGCGGCAGGCGGGGCGGAAAGGGAGCGGCTGACCACGGGAATGACGCCGGTCAGCAAGTCCAGCTGCAGCAGGGCTTCGTTGTGGGTGACATGCTTCTGCGCCTGGGCGGCGTCCATCAGCGGCAGTTTAAGACGGGGCGTGTCAACCATCGCTGCGAATCCAGATCAGGGCCTCGGCGGGAATGCCGGCGCCAAAACTTGCGCTCATCTGCCGGACGCGGGCATAGAAGCTGTAAAGCGGCTGGCCGAAGTCCGCGATCTGCTGCTCGGCACTGTAGAGCAAGGCCGGGCTGGTGATGGCCACCGTGCGCAAGGGCGAGCCACCGGCGCCCGTCAGAACGTCCAGCTGATAGGCTTCGCTGGCCTCGCCCAGGGGCACTTCCACTTGCTCCCAGCTGTCGCCACCGATGCGGGTGCGGCGCACCCAGGACAAAGCCCAATCGCCTGTCTCAGCCGAGCGCCGGCCGAACAGATGGGCTGGGGAAAGCGGGCGCCGGGCCTTGCCGTAAAGCGTCTTTGAAAAGGCGTTGAAGCGGCTCGATGCGAAGTTCTCCCCGATGGGCCCGACGCGCCAGTTCTGCTCGACGCCTATCAGCGCCTCCGGCAAACCGGTCTGCTTGACCGCCGCGTTGACCAGGACGATTCTTGCCCCGGCCGGGACGGGCGAACGCATCGCGTGTTCGGTGCCGCGCTGCCCGCGCAGGAGGTCGGTCAGCTTGTAGCTCCTGGCGCCGGTTTGGGTGGCGGTGGCGAACTGGACGAGTTCCCACTCGCCGTCCTGGTTCTCGATCAACATGGCATTGGCGCCGTTGAGCACCTGGAGCTCGTCAACGGAGGTGAGCGAACCTTGCGCGAGCTCGAGGTAAATCTCGTTGCCCCGGTCCCAGCGGCCGGTCGGCCCGGAGAAGAGTTCGCCCGTCGTGGCGCCGATCGTCGCGGCCAACGGCAGGACGGTGTCGATGCCAAAGCCTGAAGTGGAGGGCGAGCGGGCCGCGATCATGCCCGACCGGAAGGGTGCGATGGAGGCCGCGACGTAAGGGGCATAGTCGTTGTCGCTGTCGTTGAGCAGCGGGCCATCGATCAGCGCCACCCGGGCTAGCGAATAGATGATCGGCGTCACAACCTTGCCGGGCGAGCCCTGCCTTGCCATCGGAGCGACGGATTGCGGATCGACTTCGAAGGCCGACATGCCGCGGCTCAAATCGTCTTCAACGGCTTCAAGCCGCAGCAGGCGCCCGGTGGGCCCAAAGTCGACAACGTCGCCCGCGTCGAGCGCCAGGCGCGACGGGGGCAAGGCAAAGCGGGTGCGCTCGCGGCCCAGCCAGGTAGAATAAAGCTCACGCTCGCAAAGTGCGGTAGCCTGCGCCTCGCCCATGATGACGGGAAGCGAGATCTCCGGGATGCGTTGCGAGCCGCCCAGCGAGCGGCGGGCTTCGGTGGACGCCGGCTGATCGTCGCGCGCCAGATCGCCGTAGCGGAGCTTAAGGGCGCGGGGCAGTTCGGTTTCCTGTCCGCGCGTCTGGCGCCAGCCAGTGCCGCCCGTTTCGTCCGCAACCAATTCATCGAGGGTGATCTGGGCGACCGAGGCGCGGCCCTGGCGGGCCTGGAACTTGATCACGCCATCGCTTTCGCTTGCGTCGAACTGGAAGGCGGGCCGCAGCGCATCGAGCATCGAGCGGGCGCTGGCCAGATTGCCGGTCGTGACGCCATCGACCACGGCCGGAATCGGCTCGATGGTGAAGCGGGTGAACTTGGCGTCCGCAAGCACGGCCGCGATCGTCTCGCTGGCTGATGCCGAGCCAAGCCGGCCGGAGAGCCAATGGCCGGTGTTCCAATTGGCGCTGTCGCCCCAATCGTTGTCGAGCGCGAAAGATGGCCAGGGCCGGGCATCCCAGCACCAGACATGCGACGCGCCAAGGTCCAGCATCGCGGCGCCGTAAACCGCCGAGACGGGATTGTTGGCCGGGTCGGTGTAGTGCCCGATCAGCGCCGCAAGGTACGCGCGCTGCATGGCGTCGTCGCGCGCCTGGTTGGAAAAGTACGGAAACGAGCCTTCCGAGCTTTTCGGATCGGGGAACAGATTGGGCTGGTTGGCGCCCTTGTCGACGGCCGGGCAGCCCATCTCGATAAACCGCAACGGTTTGCCCTGCGGCACCCAAGCAGTGGCGGCGCCAGCTTCGATACCGGCCGGCCGGTCGAAATGCTGATTGGTCCACCAGGCGCGCAAATCCTTCTGCCGGTAAACCCAGGGCTTGCCATAAGCGCCATCGGTAATTGGCGTCCGCGCCTGCGCCTCGCGGGCAGCAGCGTCAGGATAGAACCAGTCGAAATATTCCCCACCCTCGACGTTCCCGCTGAGATAATCGGCGTCGTAGATCGTGGTGGGTCCGGAACCGGAGAAGTCCAGATGATCGCTGCCATCGCGCCAGTCGCTTAGGGGGAAGTAGTTGTCGATGCCGACGAAGTCGATGTTGGCGTCGCTCCAGAGCGGGTCCAGGTGGAAGTAAAGGTCGCCCGACGCGTCGGCCGGCCGGTGCGAATTGAACTCGCTCCAGTCGGCCGCGTAGCTGATCTTGGTGGCGCCGCCCACGATCGTGCGGACATCGGCCGCCAGCGTCTTGAGCGCCTGGACGAACGGGTAAGTGCCCGCGGCGGAGCGCGCCTGGCTCAAGCCCACCATTTCGGAGCCGATCAGCATGGTGTCGACGCCGCCCGCGAGCTTGGCCAGCTGCGCGCAATGAAGGATGAAGCGCCGGTAGCGCCACTCGTCGGGGCCCGAATAGCTGACTTCGGTTCCGGCGCCGCCGAAGTCGGCAGCGGCTGCAGTGCCCATGAAGCTCGCCACCTGGGCGGCTGCCGCGGCTGACTTATCGACACTGCCGGCGTAACCCGCTGCCGGGCTGATCGTGATCCGGCCGCGCCAAGGATAGACCGGCTGGCCAAGGGAGGCAGCATTGGCCGAGTAGGGATTGGGAAGCCCGTTGCCGTTGGGCACGTCCATCATCAGGAACGGGCAGAGCGTAACGGCAATGCCGCGCGCTTTCAAATCCTGCAGCGCCCGGATCGTCGAGGCATCATTGGGCGAGCCGCCATAAGCGGGAATGCCGTCGACAGTCGAAACCGGGACGGCCTGCGAGCGGGTGAGCCCGGCCACGCTCCACTCGAAAGGCGTGGTGGCCTTGCCGTAACTGTCGACGCGCGGCTCGACGAGGCACGATCCGGCCCGCAGATCGCTGCCGAACCAGGGCACGACCAGCATCACGGATTGGAGGTTCGGCGCGAGGGCCTGCAGCCGGTCGAGCGAGGCCACCCAATCGGTGACGGCGATCTCGGTATGCCGGTTCTCGATCGGGCCATCGGTGACGGTGACGGCCTGGGTATCGCACCCGAACTCATTGGTGCCGATGATGGCGACGCCCTGCACGATCGGCTCCAGGGCGCCGACCGAGCGGAACACTTCGACGGACAGCTGCGGCAGCCTGTTGCCCCATTCGGCGATGGGCAGATGGTCAAAGACGACATAGGCCAAGCCCCGGTAGGCCGGGGCCTCGCCTTCCTTGGCTTCGATCAGCGGGTCGACGCCCTGGGTTTCGGTGCCGGGATAGAATCGGATCGTGTGCTGGGTTTGGTCGATCTCGACGCCATCGGCCCAGATGCGGCCAAAACCCGACACCGGGCCCTCGCAAAGCCCGATCGCGAAGTTGGCGTAGTAAAGATATTCCGTGGTGATGACGCGCGGGCTAGGGGCACCCTTGCCGCCCGTTTCCTCGGTCGAGACTTCTTCAAGGTACCGCGTTGTCCAGATGATCTGCCCGGCCAGACGCGCCCGGCCATAGGACCGATCGATGGCGCTGCCCTCGGTCGCTGTCTGGATATCGGAGCTGGTCAGGCGCGGCCCTTCGCGCCGGATTGGCGGGGTCAGGGCGTTGACGATGGCCTGGTCGACCGCCGAGCCTGCCAGCCCGCCCAAGGTGCGGCCGATCATGGCGCCGATCGGCCCGCCGACCAGGCCGCCCAGGGCGCCGCCAATAGTTCCTAGCAGAACTGTTGCCATCAGTTCGCTCCTGGAAAGGCGAAGGCTGCCGCAAGGGTCTTTTCCCAGGCCAGGGCCAAGTCGGTTTCGTAGACCTTGCCTGCAGCGTCATAGGCGTGAACGACGCGGCCGGGCGCCACCAGGATGGCGCAGTGTTTCATCGGCAGATTAGGGCGCCAGCGGAATAGCAGCACGTCACCCGGCTGCCTATCGGCCTGGGGCACTTCGAACAAATGGCGCAAGGCGGCGCGGTAGAGCGTTTCCTCCCGGCCGGCCTCTGCCCAGTCCGACGAATAGGCTGGAGCCTTCTCCGGCTCCTCCCCATAGGCGAAACGGTAAACCCCGCGCACCAGGCCAAGGCAATCGCAGGCCACGCCTTTCAGGGAGGCTTGGTGGCGGTAGGGTGTGCCGATCCAGGAGCGGGCTTCTGCAATGATGGCGGCGCGCGTGATCACTTGAAAAACGAGCCTCCATCGTTCTGGTTCTCGCGCTTGACGACCGACATGCCAAAATCATTGCCGGGGATGTGGGGGAAGCCCCGGAAGTTGATGGCATTGGCGAACTTGGCGCGGCAATCGCCGATGGTCTTGTTGCACCCGGCCGTGACGGTGAAGGTGTCGCCCACCTGGATCGGCACGGCGGCGCGCTGCCAGAGATCGACCTTTGCACTTAGATGGCTGCGCAGTTCACCGCCCACGCCCTGGTTGGCGCCGCTCGTCCATGTCAGGACACCCTGCGCGAACCAATCGGCTGCAAAGCCCTCAAGCCCGGCCACGGTCAGCGTCTTGTTGTTGGACGCCACGGCCAGGACGGCGCCCGTGCCTTTCCATTGCGGCAGATCAAGATCGATCTTGCAGCGCCCGTCGCCCAGTATGGCATCGCAGGCGCGGGCATAGGTGCGGCCGGTTTCCTGGTTGAGGAAGTGCGCAAGGCCGCGAATTTCCGCCTGGAAGGCGAGGTTCCCGCGCGTCAGTTCGCCGAAATTGCCTTTGCGCTGGATCACTCGATTAAGGACGTTGGACCAGTCGACGATCCAGATTTCAACATCGGCACCATCCCAACGGCCCAAGGCAATATCGTCCTCAGTAATCTCGTCGGAATGCAGCGCACCGCCCACCTCCATGGTGTCGACGGCAAGGCCAAGGCTTTGCTCGATGGCAGAGGCCGTAAAGCCGCTTTGAGGCTGATATGAAACGCCGTTGAATTGGAGCGTCCGGTCATGATCGGTAAAGCCGAAAACGACACCGTCCACCCGCTCGACGCGCCAGCAGCGGCACAGCGTCGTGGTGCCCGTCGCCAGCATTGCGGACAAGGCGGCCGGGAGCGTCTTCATAAGCGGAGCTCCTTGAGCATGATCGCGGGAATGTCCCCGATCGCTGCAGAGCGGCTGACCATGTCGAGACGATTGTCGAAGCGGACGGGAACGTGAAACTGCCCGCCCCAGGTGAGCACGGCGCCATTGGCGGGCGGTGCGGCGAAGGTGACGATGCCGGTGGCGAGGTCGACGGTCCAGCCCGCCAGGAGCGCAGCGCCGTTGCGGCCGATCAGGATGTTGCCGAAGGGCTTCTTGATCTCGCGGAAAAACTCATGGGCGCCGCGGGCGTAACGCTTGGTCAGTTGGAACTGGGTCAGAACGCCATTGCCCACCCCTAGCGCCTGGTCGGCGAAATTGGGCGCCTGGTTGGGCTGGCCGGAGCGGTAATCGGTCCAGTCCTGGAAGCGGAAACCATCGAGGCGCCCACGGGCCACCATGTAAAGCTCAAGGACCGTGTAGAGCTCGCTGGGCGTCCGGACGCCATAGCGGGCATCATAGGTCCGCAAGGGGGAGGACCAAGGCGAGTTGCGCTCCTCGCGGCCGGAGGCGAGCGTCACGATCTCGGCTGGCCAATCGGGACCGCCGACAGATCCGTGCGACACATTGATCGGGAACACCTGATCATCGAGAAAGGCCATCAGCTATGCCTCCAGGCCTGGCCATTGAGCCGCGCCCCGGCCCGCGCGACCGAGGCGCGGCTTTCCATGAAGGCCCTAGGACTTGGCGTCTCGATGTTCCAATTGTTGATCGTCGTTCCGCCGCCCATCATGGCCCGGCCGCCGCGTGGGATCACGGTTTCGCCTTCCTGCAAGATGGCCGCGAACTCGTCACCGGCAAGGCCCTGGTGCAGGCGCGGCGCATTGTTGAACAGGGCGGCCGGAACGAGGCGGCTGCTTGCTGGCGAGCCCACGTCCCCGCCCTGGTGATAGACGCCCGCCTGATAGCCAAGCTGCAGCTGGGCGCCGCCGCCGCCAAACAGGCTGCTCACCCAATTGCCCGCAAAGTTGGCCACGCCGTTGATCGCCGAACTCAAAAAGCTCTGGCTGATCGATTGGATGACCGAGCCGATGACGGAGCCCAGGGCCTGGAGCGGGTCGCGCGTCTGCAGCAAGTCGCGCACGAATTGCGAGACAGCGCCCGACACCATCTGGAAACCGTCGAGCAATTCGTCGACAGCCGAGAAGCCCGAAGCGCCGCCGACCGAAACGCCGGCCGTGCCGACATAACCGCCCATCGCGTAACCGCGAATGCCCCGGCGCATCGCGTCGAGGTTCTCCACGCCGATCGCGGCGGTGCTCGCAGCGTCAAAGACATACTCGCGGCCGTGGACGAACCCCGCGACGCGATCGGCCGGCATGTCGCCCGTCCAGCCGCCCGCAGCAAAGCCGCCGCCGACGACGAAAGGACCGCCTACGGGCGCGGCAGGGGCAGGCGGCGCCGGCGTGGCTGCGATGTCCTGCAGCAGCTGCAGATAGCGCTCAAGGGCCGCATTGGCGCCTTCGGCCGAACTGCCGGCCAAGGTAAAGTTCTCAGCGGCGCCGCCCAGGGCGGTGGCGGTAGCCTCGGCATTGCCCTTGAGCCCGGCATAAAGATCAATCGCGCGCTGCAGTTCCGCATCGAGTTCCGCCAGCCGGTCCACGTCGCCCAGTAGCTGGCTTGCCAGATCACGGCCCGCCTGGTCGTCTGCCGGCAGGGCGGCGCCAATGCCTGCGATCTCCTCCTTGAAGGCGATGGCGTCTGCGGTACCGGCCTTGAGCTCTTCTCGGAAGCGGCGCACCGGCTCCTCAAAAGCGGTGCCGAGGATGGCCCCGCCCTGGTCGAAACCGATGCCGGCGCCGGCGCTCAAGGGATTGAGGAAATCAAGGCCCTGATCGATGCCGCTGCCCGACAGCACCTCGCCCATCTCCCGCGCTCGGGCAGCCCGCAGCTGCTCGATGTTCTGCTGGGTGGAGAAGGTCAGCTGCGTGGCGGAATTGTTGCCGTAGGACGAGGCGGCGCCTTCAGCCTCCTCGTAAAGCCCCTTAATCGACTTGATCAGGGTTGCATGCTCCTCAAGCGCCGTCTTGATCTGGGGTCCGGCGCTGACGATGTCGTTGGCCATCGCGATCGCCGCGCCGCCGATGGCGCCCAATGCTGCCTCAAGCCCCGCCGCCGCAATCGATCCGGCGATGCCGCCGATTGCGCCCAGCGCCAGCGTCTTGAGACCGTCGAACTTGCCGCCGGCCGTTTCGGCCGCAGTGCCGATCTTGGGAACTTCGAGCGCCACTTCGCCCGCAGCCGTAGCAGTGTCCTTGAGGCCGGTCTCGATCTTGGCGACTGGCGCCGTTGCCTTGTTGGCAGCGGTTTCGACCTTGCCGATACCGGCAGCGGTTTCGTCGAGGGCTTTCTTTGCCCCGGCCTGGTCGCCATCGATGACAAGCGCAACACGCAAACTCATGAGATCGGATCATCCCCGTTGAGGGCGTCGCGCGCCGCGGCTTCCATGATCCGCAAACCCGTCCAGAGCCTTGGTGTAAGGGTAAGGCCGGAGCCTTCGATGCCGATCTTGGCGCCGGCGTAGTCGAGCCCGATCCAGCGCAGGCGCAGGCTCTGCCCGACCAGATCAAGCGTGGTGCGCCATTGCGTTCCAGCCATGACGAATGCGAGGACCGCCTCGATGTTGGAGCGCCAGACACGGACGGGCGCAAAGGCCGGTCCGACCAGATGGAGGCGCAGTTCGGCCAGTTGGCCTTCGTCGGCGCCGAAGCGGCGGGCGTCGGCGATGGCTTCCGGTTCCTGTTTGCTGTTGGGCTCGGCGGCGATCAGTTGGCCCGCCACCAGGCTCGGGCCGCCGCCATCAGTTTCCCGCCTGTCCGCCGCGCTGGCCAAGGATGTATGCTTTGACGGCGGGCCCGCGCACCCAGCTTTTGTTGATCAGCTTGGCGCGGAGCTCGGGCGAATCGGGGACGGGATTGCCTTGGCCATCGATGATGTCGTTCACCTTAAGCAGGACGCGCTCCAGGAACGCGCGGGCGCCCGCACCCGTCGCCAGGTCGAAGCTTTCGAAGGCATCGATATCGAGCGCTTCGAACGTGCCTTCGAAGGATTGCTCCTGCCCGCCTGGGGCGATGATCTTGACGGTGGTGGTGAAGACGGGCTTGAGGTCGATATCGAACATGACGCGGCGCTTTCGAGGGGTTGGGGGTTAGTCAGGTCAGGGTCAGCGTCCATTGATCATTGCCCGCAGTCGGCAGCGGGGTGCCGCGCAAGGGCCACTCAACGATGTTCTGCTGGTTGGCAAGGCTGGCCGGCCGCTGCAGCTGCAGGGCGGGAACGGCAAGCGTCGATATCTTGCCCGCGCCGACGCCGTGCACCAGCGACAGCGCCATGCTGGTTCCGGCCTGGGCCTTGGCGAAGGGGTCCCAGACGGCAAGGTCCACCGCTTCGATCTGGGTTTCGAGCAGATCGGCACGGTCGACGATCAGGACGCTTTCCGAGCCGACGAGGAAGCGGGTTTGCACGTCGTTGCCCAAATTGAGCGAGGTGTTGCGCATCACGCGGGCGGCGCCATCGAGGGTAAAGGTTGGGGTCAGAACATTGGTGACGATCTGAGGCGCCTTGAAGCCGGTGAGCGAAGCGGTCGGCCGGCTCTGGTCGGACGGCGCGTTAAAGAGCCCGGTGAAGGAAAATTCGAGGTAAGGGATGCCTTGCGCATTGTAGCGCAGCACCGCCGTGCCCCGGCTGCCCAGCAGGACGTAGCGGGTGGTGCCGATCCAAAGGTGGAAGGTCAGGCTTTCATGGGCTTCCGTCACTGGATTATAGACGACGCTCGCGCCCACATTGATCGTCTGCGCCACCCCGCAGGCTCGCAACAGAGGTCCCCAAGCCGGCGCCACGCCCAGCGCGCCCGATGGTGCGAGCTCGACGCGAAAGGTCAGGCGCTGGAACAGCCCGGCCGGGATTGTCGCTTGGGCCGCCAGATAAGGCAGGTCCAGATCGCGCGACACGTCCTGGCCTTCCATGGGCGAGAGCGTCACCTGCGTTGCCAGCACCGCATTCGCAGCGCCGGTCGGACCGGAGTCGACGCCGTAGCTGGCCTCGATCTTGGCCAGGAGGATTTTGGTTTTCCACTTGATGGGCATTTCAAGCGTCCTTTACGGGCTTGGCGGGCGCCGGCGCCGGCTCTGGTTCAACGTCACGAAGCAAGCCGCCATCGGGCTGCCGGACAAAGGCGCCGCCCTCTTGAGGGAGAGGCTGGGGCGTCTCGGCATTAGGCTTTTGGTTGGCCATCAGAGATTCCTGATCTGCAGCTGGATGGAAAAATTGACCTGGTAGATGAGCGCGCCGGCCGTCAGCGAATGCAGCTGGCCACCACCGAAGCGGAACACGCCGACCGCGTCGGGCGCATCCGATCCGGCCACCGCCTCGATGACTTGCCAGACGAGCTTGTTGAGCTTGGGCAGGCCCTTGGCGCCGGTGACATCGGCTGCAGTGCGCAGGACGAGGACGATGGCGAAATGTTCGTCCACGCTTTGAGTGAAGTAGCCAGCGCCGGCATCGCCCTCGCTGCGCGGCCGCAAGCCGGTGGGCACAAGGTACGCCGTGACCGGCGTATTGGGCAGCGCGCCGCGCTTGATCAGTTCGGCCAAATCGGCAACTTGCTCGATGCGGTTCTTGAGGTCCGGCACCGACCCGATGAGGGTTCCCAGCTTGGCGAGCATGTCGAGCGGATCAGCCATCGCTGCGCTCCTCTTCGTTCGCGGCCGGCGCATCGGCACCGCCCAGGGGCGCCAGGAGCCAGTCGCCAGCCAGGGCGATGATTTCCGCCTCGTCGTCGTCAGACAAGCCAAGGAAGGGGCGGGCCGGGATGTAGACCGAAGGCACCACGACATTCTCCCCGCCGATGGAAAAGGCCAGGCCCTTGCCGTTCTTGGCGCGGATCGTGCCGCCGAACTGGTGGATAGCCGCAGCGATATGATCGGTGCCGACGGCCACGCCGGTGTCGCTCGCCTCGTGGGTGATGGTGCGGCGGAAATAGCCGGTGTCGGTCAGCGTCTTGCCGCCTTCAAGCAGGACGCGGATTGACTTGGGCCATTGCGTCTTGTCGGGCGCTTCGGTGTTCTCAAAGCGCAGATCGGTCGAGGCGACGAGGGCGGCGCCCAGGCTGTCGTAAAGATCGCGCGGCTGCTCGATCCGGGCCAGCGCCAGGCTGATCGCCTGGGTGACTTCGTCGGCGTCCAGTTCCATCCGGAAGCGCGTCCCGGCCATCAGATATAGCCCTTGAGGCTTTGCGCCGTCAGCAGGCGTTCCGGCTCATTGGTCAGAACTTCATTGTCGCCACCCGAGCTCGCAGGCTCGACGCCATTCACCTGCAGGCGGATTTCGTTCTTGGCAATCTGCGCCAAGGTCTTGAGGGCGTCGTCGTAATCCTTGCGGATTTTGTCCGATGCCACCTGGCCGTGGGCGAAGTAGATGGCGACGCGCTGGCCAAGGTCGGTCAGGAGCGTGGGCGCCGGATCGATGGGCAGCTGGTACCGGCCAAACAGATAGCCGTCGATCAGCGCATCGGCATCGGCAATCGCCCGGTTGAACAGGCCGGCGTCGATCGCGGCCGGATCGGCGGCGATCTCGCCCCGATCGGAGAGAGCCTCAAGCATCGTGGCGCCATAGCGCTCGGTCAGCTGGGCAATGGTGCAATAGCTCACGGCAGCACGAAGCGGATCAGGCGCCCTAACTCGATGGCCAAGCCCCAACCGCCGCAGCCGACCGCCGCGATGACGATGGCCAGGACGATGATCACCAGCCAGTCGGTCGGCTCCTGGTTGCCCAGATAACGGCCGTAATCGCTCATCAGCCAGAGCACGGCGAACGCCAGGACAAACAGAACGGCAAAGATGATCAGAACCTGCATCAGGCGCTCCCCTTGAGATGGTCCCCGGCCAGCTGCGGCGTCATACACTGCCGGCCGGGGTTTATCGCCGTTGTCGGGCCAGGCGGCCACCGAACGGCAATCGAGATGTCAGGCGGGCGAAACAGCCAATTGCTCGTCGCCCAGGAGCAGGGTGAGCTGATCAACCGTTACGGCGATGGTCTGCGCCTGGCTGTCGAACGCGAATCCGGCGCGGCGGCGGCCCTTGGCGGGCCCCAGCACCTTCACCAGCGCCGTCGCATCCTCGCCAAAGGCAAAGTCCGCGATCGTCAGCCGGGCGGCGCTTGCCGGGTCGGCAAGCAGGCCGCTTGCCAGTTCGCCCATCGTCAGCCCCAGGCTCGGATCGGCCTCGATTAAAGCGAGCTCCCCGGGCGTCACGAAGACGGTGCGCGGGCTGGCATTGAAGTCGAAGCCGGCGCGGCGCCGTCCCTTGGCGGGCCCGATCACCGTCACCGCCATCCGCTCGCCTGCGGCAGCTGCAGCCTGGGGCAGCCGTTCGCGCTTGGCCACCGGCTTGGCATTGGGCAAACGCACGCCGGACGGCAGTGGTCGCAGCGCCTCGATGGCGGCGTGCGCCTTGCCGACGCGCTCCTGCGCCGCGGCGAGCCCAGCATCGAGCTCCGTCCGGTCGGCGTCCGGCGCCAGCGCCGCAAGCTGCGCCTGCAAGTCCGCGACGGCATCGCCTGCCGCATTGAGTTCGGCGCGCGCCTCGTCCCAGGCGGCAACCAGCGCCCGCAATTCATCATCGCTCATCGCGCGCTCCTGCGGCTCCAGCTGCACCGCGGCGGCAGCGATCATCGCCTCCAGTTCCTTGCTGCTGCCATTTATCTTGGCCGCTTCCAGCTGGGCCGGGTTTGCCGCCGCGAGCCTGGCGAAGCTGTCGATGCCGGCCGCGGCCAGCCGCTTGGCTGTAACGGTGCCGATGCCCTTGAGCTTGGTGAGATCGTCCATGAAGCCTTTTCCTTGTGGGTGAAAACCCGCCGCCCCGAACGGTGCCGGGGCGGCGGCAGGCGCGCGGCGGGAGGAGGCGCCGCGCCGTTGCGCTTAGGCCGCCACCAGCCAGGGCGTGACGAAAGGCTCGGCAGTGCCCTTCCACTCGTTGGTCTCGCCACCTGCGGCATATTCGGAATTGAGGATCTTGAGTGCCGCGCTTTCAAGCGATGGCGGCACCACCAACAGGTTCGGCTTGAGGCCCAGCGGATTGCCGTAATCGCCGGTCAGGCTCATCAGCGCCGAGCGGGCCGCGGCGTAGCTGGCGGCGGTGAGCGCCTGCTTGGAGCCGTAAGCCATCTGCCAGAAGCCGAACCCGACATTGGAGCGGGCATCGGCGCCGTAGCGGAATTCCTTGAGCTCAAAGACATTGTCGTCGTCGAGCTTGTCCTTCGCGACGAATTCGAAAGGCTTGCGCTCCTGGTAGATGATCGGCTTGAGCACCTGCGTGGTGCAAAGCAGGAACCAGGGCGTTCCCGCACCGCCGCCCGTATTGCTGACCGACTGGACCACGCCGTTCTTGTCGAGCACCGGGTGATCGGTGTCGAAAAAGAACTGACCGTCGTAGCATTCGGTGGCAAAGCCGTTGAGCAGCAGGGCATAAACCAGCTGGCTCGGCAGGGTTTGGGTCTGATTGCCCATCTCCTGGAACATCGGGCCATACATGCCCAAATTGTCGGTTTCGATATCGTCCTTGTCGACGCCCAGGGTCAGCTCCCAGACCTTTTCCTTAATGGAATAATCGTGCTGCTGCAGGTTCTGGACGGCGCGCGGCCCGATCCATTCGCGGACCCGGGGCATCTTGCCCAGCCAGCCATACTTCTGTTCCTTCTGGCTGGCCGGAACGCGGGTGGCGATACGCTCCCAATCGGGCATGGCCTGGCCAAGCCCGTTCTGGAAGGAAGTCTTGAAGCCGACGCGCAAGGTGTCGAGATTGGCGGCATTAACGAGCATGAAAAGGAGCCTTGAAAGCGGGTTGAAATGGGCCGGTCAGTAAAGGCCGGTGCGGACCAGGACGCCCATATTGGCGTCCACGGCGAGAATTTTGCCCGCAACGGAGCGGGTGTTGGTGCCGGACGTCTTGGCCATGGTTTCGTCGTCGACAATCCAGCAATCATCGCCCACGTCGGCGGCAGCGATGGCATCGCCCGCGGCGGAGTTCTTCCACCAGAAATTGCCGCGGCGGACTTTGGCGCGGACGGCATTGTCGGCGCCAGAGTTGGCGGAGCGAGCCTCGGCGCGGCCAACAGCGATCTGGCCGGTGGCAGTGGCGCCGGGAACGGCGAGGCCCGATGCGTCGAGCATCACGAGGCCACCGGCAAAGATCGTGGTAGCGCCCTTCTGGCCATATTCGAAAGTGTCGCCCAGGGCTTGGGCGGTGTTGCGGTCTTTTGCGAGGGCCATAAGCCAAAGTCCTTCAAATCTGGCGCCGAGGGCGCCGGTTGCGAATTAGCGGGCGGCCTGTTCGGCCTGCAGCGTCTTGAGGTAGTCGGCTTCCGGGATGCCCAGCAGCTTGGCCGCCTGCTTGTGCTCGGCATGCAGCGTCACCTGCCCGGTTTCGGCGTTGGGAGGCACAAGTTCGGTTGCGCTGCGTCCCAGCGTCGGGAACGAAGCGATTTCAAGCTCGACGCCGGCCGGGTCGGCCATGTGGCGGGTGATGTAGCGCTCCCGCAGCGGCTTGACGCCGACCTTGAGCTTGGCGATGGCGCCATCGACAAAGGCGGTCGCGCGCTCGCGGCGGGTGGTTTCCTCGACGCTGTTGAGACGCGTCGTCACCTGAGAGAGTTCGGACTGCAGCGAGGTGATCACATCGTCCTTGTCCCCGTCGCTTGCCGCCATCAGCGAGGTGACGGTCGCGGTGATGATTTCAGGCTTGGCGGCTCCGTCGAGCCCGGCCGCGAGGGCTACCGACTGCAGCGAAGTGGTCAGCGTCGCGTGACCGGCATGCAGCGTGGTAACGGCAGCGATGGCCGCGTTCTCGTCGGCAGTGTCGGGAAGGCCAAGCGCGGCGCGCAAGCGAGCAAGCAGATCCATGGGTAACTCCTGGTGAAGGGTGGCAAGGCCGCGAAGGTTGGGCCGGTTGACGAGGGAAGCCCGGCGCAGGGCAAACACCGTCCCGTCCGCCGCGCGATGATCGAGCACCGGCGAGATGCCCCGGTAGGCGCGGGACTGGACGAGCTGGCGCCCTTCTCCTGTCCACTCCACCTTGCCCCAGACGCCATCGGCGCGCCCGGCGAGCTCAACGATCCAGCCACGCGCTGGCGCCGGGAGGCCCTTGGGCGCGGCCAGGTCCGTCGCGTGGTTCTCGTCGATCGGCAGGCGCTCCCCCGCCCTCATGGAGTTGAGGATCAGCCGGTCAGCCGGTTCGGTTTTGAATGGCCCGCGATTGTCATGGGTGCGCAACTCGCCCGCGGGGAGCAGGTGAATCCACTCGGGCACCGGATCGACTTCTGTATGGGGAAGATCGAGCGCCGCGCAAAGCAGCAGATCGCATGCGTCCTGATGCAGGCTAAGGATGGTTTGGAGTGGGTTGTTGACGCCGGTTTGCATAGGCGGCAATCTGGCAGCGTCGACGCACGGCAAGCATTGCTGCATGTGCAGCAACTATAATTTTTGCCCTCGCATTCTTCAGCACTCAAGTTGAGTAGCGCGCCAATGCATTCGCTTGTCCAGGAACAAGTGCCGGATCATGTCCCAGCTTAAGCAATATCTTGACTATTATCAAACACGTGACAAACCAGGGTATGCTGTTCTGGTCACTGGAGCCTGGGGGGTCGGTAAGACATTCCAAGTTAAGCGGGCTCTAGGCAAAGACAAAGCAGTTTACGTAAGCCTTTTTGGGCTTGCTACTGCCACGGAAGTCTATGAAGCTGTCTTTGCAGCCATGTTCCCGGAAATCGGCAAGGCCAAAGGTGCGCTGGAAGCCAATAGAGATACCACGATCGGCGGCCTTCCAATTTTCGGCGTCGCTTCGCAGATTTTCGGCATGTTCATTCGGGAACAAGCCGATGTGTCGCGGACACTCGTCTTTGACGATCTTGAGCGCTCGCCCCTAAAGGCTGCAGACCTTCTCGGAATTATCAACCGGTATGTAGAGCACCATAGCTGTCGAGTAGTGGTCGTTGCTCATGAAGGGCGCTTAACTAAATCGTTGCTTCAACAGCGAGAGAAGGTTTTTGGCCAAGTCATTCGAGCATTCGCGGAGACTGACGCTGCCTATGATGCATTTGCTCGCGAGTTAGCACCTAACAGCAAAATTCTGAAAGATTACAAGAGTATACTGATAGAGACGTTCCACGAGAGTGAAGTAGAGTCCCTCAGAATATTGCGGCATGTGATGGAAGACACGTTGCGTCTTGTGTCCTCCCTAACTCCCGAGCAGATCAGCAATGATCGAGCTATGAACGAACTAGTAAGTCTGCTTGCTGCTCTCAACATGGAGAAGCGCGCAGAACGATTGAGTCGTCAGGATGTTCAAGAGCGCCCAATGGCTGAATTCAATTTGGACATGGCTAGACGAGGAAATGCCAAGATCGAGATCACGCCTTTCGTTCGTGCGAAAAACCGATATTCAAAGGTGGACCTAACAAGCTCAACGATATCGGACTCGACGATCACTGAGATCCTATTTGACGGCGTTTTTAGTACTACAGCTATTCAGTCTGATCTTCAGAGGAGCGCACACTTCGCGACGCGGGCTGAACTGGCACCGTGGCGCCTCTTCATTGATTGGCAAAGTCAGGATGATGTCGTCGCTATGGATGCGATGAACCGGCTCAATGATCAGTTCAAGAAAAGAGAAGTCACCAAACCCGGCGAGATGTTGCACATCTTTGCCCTACAATTGATGATGGCGCACTATGGCTTAAGCAACAAGACCATCGACGAGGTACAACGTGAATGCATCTTGTATGTCGATGACCTGAAGAACACTGGCCGGCTAGAGCCATCAGAGCGAAGCCTAAATTCAAGGGATGAGTTTAGCATCCGGTCTGGGTTCGAGGGGCATGCCTATTGGCTTGAAGACCCATTCCGTCCACAGTTCGAGACTATATTCGCGCATCTATCTAATTCTCGGCACGCTGTGATGCTCAACGCATTACCCAAGGGTGTGCCGGAGCTTTTAGAAATCGTCAGAAGAGACGGGCAGGAGTTCTACGACCTGCTCAATCATACGAATGGCGGCAAGGCTACTTACGCCAACGTTCCTATCTTGGCCTCCATAGATCCTCTTGAGTTCGTAACCGCTTGGATGGAATCACATCCAAGCAATTGGTATTGGGTTCAACAGGCAATTGAAGAACGGCTCAAGCACCCTAGCAAAATCAAGGAGCTTGAAGCGCCATGGGTGGCTTCGATTGCAACGGTGCTGGAGGAACTTGCGGATCGGTCTCCTCCTTTGCGCGCCATGAGAATCATGCGCCGAATCCCGCAGGTAGATCGGACTGACTAGATGCTACTAAGCTGGAAGTTTCGCCCGTCCTCAAGACGCTTTTTGAAAAGGTTTTAAAGAGCCATGGTTGCGGGTAATGCTGTCTTGCCTAGGCGCATGCTACCAACCAGATCACTCTAGCTGTTGAGCCGCCCTGCAGTAGTTTCATGACAGTCACATCAAAGCAGCTAAAAGATCGCGCCGCGAAAATGGAAGCGCGATGGTACTACTATCGGGATATGGCGGACCGCCAAGGTGGCCTACTTAAACGCCACGAGATTTGGAGGCAGGATTATGCCTCAAATCCATACCTACTCGGTGCACCTGATGACCGTATAGGATCGCGCTTCAAAGACATATTCATAAACCAAACTGAGCTAAATCCACACGCGCAGATAGGACTACTTCCAATCGAAAATGAACATGCGTTCATGCAGAAGTTCACGCATTTGCTTGAGGAATACGATCTAAGGACTGGCGGCCAACTGCCGTTGGATGTCATAGCAGAAGCTAGGGCACCGGCTCTAAAGTACTTCGAGAACGGCGAGCCTATCGCAACGAAGATATTTAGCAATCATATAGCGCCCACCTTACCGTTCACCGTGAAATATGGACGCCGTGAGTTTTTGGAGCCAATGCTCAAAACCGGTCGACTTCGTATTTGTCCCGCTACCTACTACAACAATCTTTCGCACAATAGTGCTATTAAAGACGACGAAATTCACCGCACCTTTTTCATTCCCACTTTCCGGGAGCGGCTCAAAGGTATTTATCATATCGTTGTGCAAGGTCATCGAATTGAGTACGGAGACGATGACATCATCCTTCCGGTAGAGGCCCCAGACTATTTTCTGTTGAGCCTTTGCGACAGCATCTACTACCGCATGCCAACTGACTTTGGCGCGGATGCTGCGTTGATAATTCGCGATCCCAACAGGTTTGCTCAACTTGTAATTTCAAGTTTTCTGGCACGGTATCCTGACTGGAAGCCGCACTATGGTCCTGTCACCTATTACGATCCATACAGAGACTTCACTAAAATGCGGGTTCACCAGATGACGAAGCATTTTGGTTATGCGTACCAACGCGAGGTGAGGATTGTGAGGGAGGCGCTGCGCACGCCTCGCCAAGTCTTACAGCCTGAATTTCTTGATATCGGACCGATGGAGGATTACGCCGAACTCCTATCAGCATAGGCCGCATGCTGATCAGCTGCGGCGCCACCCACCGGCACTTGAGTCCATCGTGCAGCTAGCGCGCTCGCTCAGACCAGCGATCGAATAAGCGCGGTGCCTGCGCCTCTAAACCCTAGGTCTCAATCGATCATCGATTTCCCGCAATCTCTGGCGCGTCTGCAGGACCACTGTCCACGCCTGCGCCAGTTCGTCCCGCAGGGCTAGCCGAGCCTTACGCATCTGCAAGGCTTGTGATTGCGCCTGGGCCCGGATTGCCCTCGCTTCTTCTACCGTTTCCGCGATTGCCCGCGGCAAGTAATGCGGTTCTGTTTCCTGCATTTGCATGCACTCTCCATTGCCTCAGAACTCACTGGTACCACAGACCCGCAAAGCTCAAGGTTGCGGAGAAAACCGGATGTCCAGCTTTGTCGGTGACAAGCACCGTGAAGGCCTGCCGGTCGCCGTCTTTAGGTATCTCGTCTTTTGCAATTTCCGGCAAGGCCATCATCGCCTCCAAGCGCACCATATCGATGCTCGCAAGCTCGGTGCCTTCTTCATCCTTGTAGAGTTTGCCGTTCTGGTGAACGTGGAAAAAGTATCGTGCCATGGCCGGGAATGACACCCGCGATGATTTGGATGCATCGGCGAACTTTGCCCTCAACAACAACAACCTAGTTTACTTCGGAGCGCGATATTGGCGCTCGCCCGGTCGTGCGCGACACGTCGCATCAGAGGACCATCGCCATCCCGACATTGCCCACAAACCCCTCGTCAGGCGGTACAGCCAGCCGCTTGTCGGTGTCACTCGTTACCGTCCAGCCTTGCCGCCGCAATTGGTGCTCGCTGATCAGCTGCGGTGCCGGACACCTGCAGTTGAACCCATTGGGCGGCCAGTGCGAGCGCCAGAACCAATGGTCATGCGGAAGCACGATGCCGTGCCATTGCGCATGCGTGTCGCGCACCCGATGATCGCCCACGGTGACATAGCGGAAATAATATCTGGTCCGCCCTTGGCTTGCCGCAATGACGCGCTGCGCCTGCTCCCACCGTCCGGCCGAATAGGCATTACCGGTTTGCATCCGGAACACGAGCGCCGAGTGCCACCCGTCCTTGTCCCTGTCGCCCCAGCCGGCCTCGCTCATGATCGCGTCATAGGCACCCTGGAAGTCCTCAAGCGTTCTGCCCTCCTCGATAGTGTCGAGCACCGCCTGGAGCAGATCGCGGCCGATCGCTTCCATCTGCTCGTCGACGACGCGCTCCGCCAGATCCTGCGCGCCTTGGAGCATGGCCTGCCATTCGGGCGTGGTGAGGCGCAGTCGGCGGCGCAGCCATTCAATGGCTTCCTCGAACCTGACGCTTAAAACCCGTTCACTGGCCATCGAGCAAATCCCGCCGCCCCATCAGCTGGGCTATGACCAGGGCCTTGCGCACGGCATCGCGCAGCGCGGCCTTGTCGATCTGCGGCGCCAATCCTTTAATGGCCAGGCGCACTTCGTCGAGCGATTTGGCAGAACGGACAATCCCGCCGATCGCATCGAGCAGATCGCTTTGCGCATCCCGCGCCAGATAGAGCCCAAGTTCCGCCAGCTCGTCCTGCTCTGGCAATAGTGGCGCCTGCTGGGCATGCAGCGTCTGCTCCTCCTTGCCATTGGCCTTGTCGCCTTCGCCTGGAACGCCAGGCTTGTGCTCCCCATCCCCTCCCTCGTCCGATCCGAACACCAGCACATCGTCGCCCGCGCCAGGCGCGCTGACGCCGATCAGATCATACATCTCCGATTTCTTGACCGGCAGGCGCAGCTCGCGCACGGCACCGACGATCATCTTGACGTCCTTGACCTCCTGCCGGCCGATCTGGGCGCGCGGATAATCCTGCTGCGGCCCGAACTCCAGATCGATCCAGAGCTTGACCAGGTCGCGGTTGATAGTGGCCGAAAGCTGCTTGGCATCGGCGCGCTCGATATCGCCCTGCACCTCACGATGCTCCTGGCCCACCGCATGCCCGCCTGCAATCGCATCGGTCGTGGCAGTCTGGCCCAGCACGGCCTTGGAGATCTGCTGGTCGAGATAGGCGACGCGGTTCTCGTAGAGTCCCGAGCTCGCCCCGACATTGGCCGCCTCGACGAACTCTATTTTCATCGATTCAGGGATCATCGCAGCCATGTCGCCAGCCACGTTGGCAATGGCCCGGAACAGCGCCGCCTTGTCGTCTTTGCTGGCGCCCTGCCCATATTTGCCGACGCGGATCGGCTGGCCATAGCTTTGGGTAAAGATCGCCCAGTCACGCATGGTGAAGGCCTTGAACATCCAGGCCCAAGCGGTGATGCGCGACAGGCCGGACCGGGTGGGGATGCCCGATTTGGCCGGCATGCGGTTGTAGATGAACTTCCCGCCCGGCAGCGGCACGCTCTGGCCGCCCTCGGTCAGCAGCAGGGGCGTCGTCAAATCGCGCCTGTCGAAGTCGAACCAGCGCGGGTCGCGCCATTCGAGGCGCTCCGGCCGCCACTGCCCCTCCGAAGCCGACCAGATGATTTCCGTGAAGCTATAACCCTTGTGGATGGCATCGAGCATGTCGAACAATTCGCTTTGCAGCTCGTCGCGTGCCAGCCAGTCGCGTACCATTTCGGCTTGCTTCTCGTGCAGCGGGTCGGACGAGGCCGCATCCACGATGATGTCGAGCTGGCTGACCGAGCGGCGCCGCGTTCCCAGGACGCCAATCAGATGCGGGTCACGCTCCTCGATGGTTTCGGCCAGTTCAAGCTGGCGCACGGGATGGCCCTGGTCCGCCTCCTTCATGATGGCGGCAAGGCGAATGGGGTTAAGACCATCGGCGGGGTAGCCGGTGTGCGGCGTCCGCACGCCTGTCAGCGTTGCACCGGCCACTTCCTCGGTCAGCACGCGTTTCTCGATCGGGCGCCCGCGCTGGTCGATCAGGCCCTTCCAGAAATCCGGCATCAAACGCTTCCCCTCAAACGCGCACCCAGGGGGCTTGCCCACCAGCCACGCGCGTCGGCGGCGTCGGGGTCATCGAAGCGGTCGGCAGCAGGCGCATCAAGCTGGGCCGGAACAGCCTCGTAGGCATACTCCGACCAGGTCAGGCGCGTTGCGTAATCGGCCAGTGCCAAGCAGATGGCATAGTCGCCATGGCGCTTCTTGCCAGCGGTGCCGGTGCGGATGTCGGGCACCCGCGGGACGCCGCGGATCATCTTGACCAGGCGCAGATCGACCAGGTGCTCGGCATCCCGGCCGATCGAGATCACGTCGTCCTCGAAGTGCACCTTGAGCGGAGGCATTTCGAGCCGGTACCATTCCTCGGAAAACTTGATGGCGCGAACGAGGCCCGTCTCGTTATGCGTCTTGTCGTAGAGGCCAAACAGCCGCCCCATATCCTCCGCCACCGTCCAGCCCATGCCGGTGGCATCGAAGGCCGCGCCGATCAGCCGCTCCCGGACATGGTTCAAAACGGTCCGCGTGATCATTTTCTGCTCGTCGCCCGGCACGTTGCGGAGCTCGAAACTAAGCGCCTCGCGGCGGCGCAGCATGCCCTCAAGGGCGAGGAGCGAGCCTGTCGACAGATCCGCGACACGCCCGAAGTCGAACCCGAAACCGTAAAAGGCCGACATGTCTAGCTTGGCGAGTTCGGCTTCCAGTTCTTCCATGAAGGGCCGCAGGCGCGCCTGGCGGGCGAGTTCGGGCATGTGCAGATAGTCGGCCGGCAATTCGAGCCGCAGGCATTTTGCGGCACTGGTCATGCGCGCTTCGATCAGGGGCGAGGGCAGCCAGGTGCCGGAGCCCTGCGATGGTATGCAGAACAATTCTTCGTCGGCGCCATCGCCATAGAAGTCGATGATCTCCTGACGCCATTCGGCCTCGCCTTCAGGGGACCAGGCCAAGCCACGCACGAAACAGATGCGCTGGTAAAGTCCGTCCCGCAGCGCCTGGTCGAAGTCGATCCGGACATGGCGGAACTTGGACCGGCCGCCCAGGATATCCTGCACCTGGACGTTGAACTCATTATCGGCACCGTTGTGCGTCGAGCAGACGACGACCTGGCCGCCCCACATCAGGAAGGCCAAAGCCGCTTTCAAAAGCTCTTTAAGGCTGTCGACGAATGCCGCCTCGTCGATGATGACAACGCCCTGCTTGCCGCGCAGGGTGCGCGGCGCCGAGGACAGTGCAAGGATTTCAAAGCCAGACGCGAAGCGGATGCGGAAAGCGTTGATCGAGCGGTCCCCGGTGTCGTCGCTGTCGTCGAACAGGAACTCCTCGGCTTCCAGGGCGCCATGGTTGAAGGCACGAGCCCACATGCCGCAGGCGTCGATGAACTCACGCGTCATCTCCTGCGAATAGGAAATATACATGGCGTCCATGCCGCCCGCCGCCTTCTGGCGTGCGGCCCGCAGCACGGCATAGGATGCCAGCCCCCAGGTCAGCCCGATCCGTCGCGACTTCTCGACAAACAGGACGCGCGTCGAGACTTCCTCCAGATCGCGCAGGACGCCCGACTGATAGCCCAGCAGCGCCTTGGGAAGGCCCAGTTCGGCGATGAGCGCCGGCACGGCCTCGGTCGAGGCGCGCCGGATTTCCGCCCATTGCTCTTTGGTGAAGGGGGCGGTCATAGTGCTATCCGCAGCAGGAGGTTATCGAAGTGACGGACGATCTTTTTTGGACCGAACAGAAGCGTCACCTGATCAAGCAGGCGCTGGGCGCCGCCTTCGTTCAAATGTTCTTTGCGCGCGCGATTGCAGACGACGTTCCTTTGCCTAAAGCGGAGGACTTGCGGCTGGCCATTATCGCAGCCATGGAAACTACCATCATCATGGGACCGCAGGCACCTCGCCAGGACGCATTGCATGCTGCAGCGCGTGCCATCGCCCACAGAGGCCAAACCGATACGCAAACCAATGAGATTCTGAACTACATTCGCGCTGCGCTTCCTTAAGTGGGTCATGCTGTCAGCCCCGTTGCCCGCTCGATGGCGCTCATCTTGACCGCTTCCCAGGCCTGGACGAACAGCACGATCTGCGCCAGGCCTTGGCTGCCCTGCAGTTCCACACGGGCGTCGCGGAACAGCATCACGCGATCAGGCGCTGCCAGCGCCATATGAGCGCTGCACAGGCCCTCGGTCAGATCGAGAGGGCCATATGCCATCCGCATGGTCGTCAACTGCACGTTGGCGGTGCAATGGGGAACGCAGCATCGGCAGGTGACAGAGGCGCTCATGCGGCTTTCACCTCCACGCCGAGAATTTGTCCCAAGATCTGTTCGGCCGTCTCGGCGCTCAAGCCCTTGGCCTTCGCCACCACGCCAACAGCGGCCTTGGCCTTTGCTTCGAACTCCGCCTCGACGACCTGGCGCCGCTTGGTCGAAAGCCCTTGTGCGGCCACGGCCGAACGCAATGCGTTGGCAAGGTTCATGGCGCCGATCGGATCGATGCCTGCAGCGCCGGCGCCCTGGAGCACTTCCCATACCAGCGTCTTGATGGCTTCTGCCGCGATCAGGGTCAGATCGTCGCTGGCCTCCGCATCGAAGCGCTTGGAGATGGCCGCGGCGATCTCGCGGGTTTCCTCGAGCCGCCGCGTCATGGTGGCGAGCCGGATCGAGTAGCGGTTGAACGCTGACTTGGACGGCACTGCAAACTGCAGTTCGCCATGGCTTTCCCGCATCAACTCCATGCAGCCATCGTAAAAGGCGGTGTAGATTTCCAGTTGGGTTTTGTCGCGATCCTGCAGCGCCGTTGCCGCCTCCGCGATCAGCCCATCGCACTCCTCCGGCAATTGCTCGAACGCATTGATGCGGCCGCGGCCGCGCCGATCTGCCATGGCTCAAACTCCCGGAGGGGAGGGACGGGCAACGCCCTCGATGATGGAACGGCGCTCTACATGATCAAGGCCCTGACGGGTCAGGGCGCCGATCATGACGGTACCCGCCTCCGTCAGCTTTATGGCGCCGACATCGGCCAGGTGTCGCATCTGCTGGCGCACCCAATCGCGGCTCCGGTTATGCCCGAACGTCACCAGCGCGGCATGCAACATGGTTTCGTTGAGGCGCCCGTCCAGCTGCTCACCCAAGGTACGCAACATGACCAGGCGGGCATCCTGAGTGAGAAAGATATCGAAGTCGCTCATTTCCTGCCCTGCTCCAAAAGGAACTGCTCGACGCGGCCGGCCGTGCGCTGCGTCGCTTCGGACGTTGCGGCCATGCCGGCAATCTTGGTGTTCATCTGCTCCAGCTGCAGCGCCAGGCGGTGGATCGAATCCTTGTCGGGCAATTGCGTAATGATGGCCTCCATGGAGGTGACGCGCGCCTTGGTGTCGTCGATGGCGGTGTCGAGGAACTTGATGTCCTCGCCCACGGCCTTGCGGAAGGGGCCAAAGATTTCGGCGATGAACTTGGCCAGCTCCTCGGCATTTTTCTTGGCCGGGGACTGCAGGAACGTCCAGATGGACAAGCCCGCAGCCAGGGCTGCGGCGATGCCGACGAGGAGGTCTTTGGCAGTGACGAGATCGGGCATCGACAAGGTCCGGTGTTACTGGTGTTTCCAGGTCTTGACCGCGTCAATGGCGCTCTTGCCCAGTTCTTTGATGGTATGGCCGCCCATGTAGAGGGCGAGGAACCAGGAGGTGAGCGTCAAAAGGATCGCTGCCTCAATGGTTTGAATACGAACAACGCTCCCCAGCGCCTGCAGGATTGCATTGAGGATCGGGAACAGCAGGATGTAGAAAAGCCAGAATAAGGCCAACAGGTACATCCAGCCCCAGCGCCAGCCCGACTGCAGCGGACCTTCGGCGCTTTCAGCCTGCAGCAGCTTGAACTGCCCTTCGATGCCCGCTGTGTAGAGCGCAACCAATTCGGGCGCCATGCGCTCCGCATCCAGAATCGCATCCCTGACCAGCTGCGGTTCGCTCGCAGCCAATTCCGGCAGCTGTTCGGGCGTAACGCCAGCATGATTGGCAATCGAGCCGATCACGGCATCGGCGATCTTGCCGCTTCCGTGGCCAAACTTCTCCTCCAGGACCGATTTGACGAGCGGAGCGCCGACCTGGGCGGCAAGCCCGATCAGAACGGAAGTAAGGTCCATCAGACGGCTCCCGTCAAAGTAGCTTCAAGGGCGACTTGCCCATAGGCTTTGGCGCGCTGCGCGTTGATGCGGGCACGGATCAGGAGGAACGCGGCCAGCAGCAGGCCCATTACGAGGATGCCGCCCAACACATAGCCGGCCAGCTGATCGGCCGTGGCGGGATCAAGCGCCAACGAGCCACCCGATCCGGCACCGGCCGCGCCGGTCGCAGTTGCGCCCTTGGTCTGTATGCCTGCAGTCTTGCGGGCACCGGTGGCCTCGTCCTCAAGCCGGGCCACGATTTGGCTATTATCGTTTGCCGTCATAGCCGCCATGGCAAAGGCGACGCCGCGCGCCTCGACATCCGCGATACGGTTGCCCCAACCCTTACCGAAGGTTTCCCAGACTTTAAGCGATTGCACGAAGCTCAGGCGCTTGGCGCATATGGTCTTGACGGTGCGGGCATGATCGTCGCCCTTGTCGAGCGATGCCAGCAGCCATTTGCGGCCGCGCGAAACGCCGGAATTGACGGCGGCGTCATAGGTCGCGAGATCGACGCCGGGGAACAAGGGCTCGCAGCCAGCCAGAACCCAATAGCGCTGGTAAAAGATCGCCTCGGCTTCCGCGCGGGTGATGCTGGCTACGGGGCGCCGCGGCTTGCGGCTTAGATCAAGCCATTCCCAGAACACGGCCTCAGTGATGCCGTACATGGTCTTGCCACCAAGATCAGCCTTGTGGTTGGACCAGCCGCCCTCCCAGTTGGCCGTAGTAGGATGGCAGCGCCTGAAATCGGCGCTGGTGTTGACGAGAGCAGACATGAGCTTGAGTTCCCCGCAAAGCGTTTAGCTGGGACCAAGATCATCGATTTTCGGGATGGGAAGCCTTGCTGCATATGCAGCAATGCTCGTCAGAACAAATCGAGTTGTGACGTGGGGCGCTGGGGTAGCCAACGCTGCACCGTAACGCGGTCGACATGGAGCAGCCGGGCAATCTCGCTCACGGGCACGTCCTTGTGCCAGTAATATGATGCGATGAAGGGTTTGGCCAGAGGGGGGCGGATCAGGCCGCGCCCGAGTTTTCTACCCAGGGCCGTTGCGGCCTCGACGCCGAGAAGCTTCACAATGGCGCTGCCCTGCCGCGCCCGCGTGTCGGGCAGGTAGAGCGGTGAGCCGCCGAATTCCAGCAGCAGCTTGACGGTCCGGTCCAGCCCCAGCACGTCGACATAGGGGGCTACATTTTCCGGGACTGCTGGCGGCTCGCCCCTCATGAGGTGGGGCCTTCCTTGCGCTGAGGCAAAAAGATGCCGTCGCGGTCCAGCGCCGTTGCCACCACAACCTTGTCGGCATGGGCGACGATCGCGGCGGTGTCACGCAGCACGAAGCGTACCTTACCCAAGCATACCGCGGCAGCGCCGAGCGCAGCGCCCTCCCCGACTATGCCGGCGATATGCGCTTTGAGCAGGATCACATCGAGCCCATGCTCGCGCTCCAGCCAGCGCAGAACCGCATGGTCGCTTACCTCCACATGAACTGGACGCCTTTTCATGCGCTCACCCCTGCGCTAGTGTTTCTTTCATGAAAGTTTTGGCCGTCCCATTGCTGTTCGTTCTGGCCGGTACCGTGCCTGCTGAAAGCGTCACGCCCGAGTCCATGGCCCGCACGATCGGCATGCTCCGGCTGTCGGTCAGCTTGTGCGATTTTGGCCTGACCCAGCCCGCGATCGACGTGCTGCAGGCCGGGGCGGAGATGGCCTATAGTCGCGGCCTCAACAGCCAAATCTTTGCCCAGCAGGAGGAGTTCCTGCCCCTGACGGAGAACTGGAGCGCCGAGCAGCATGCAAGCTTTTGCGAGGCCACCAGAGAACTGGCCCGAGAGCTTGAGCTGATCTAGGCCGGTCATTGTTGCCACCAACTGCGCCGCGGCTCCTGCTCGTCCTTGTCGTCGACCGTCTTGGCGTTCTTGCCTGTTTCGCGTTCAAGCTCCTCCCGAACCAGCCTGGCGAGTTCGGCTTCCAACTTTTTGCGCCGCTTGCTCCCCACTGGCGCCCAACGCAGCCGCTCGCATAATTCATGCTGCCGCGACACAAACATGCGGGCGGGCATATGCATGCCCTGGGGCCACGTAACCATCATGCTGCCCCGGCTTTGCTTGCACGGATTTCCTCGCCCAGGAGCGCCATCAAGGCATGCCGGGCAGTCGTTCTCACCGCTTCCTTGCCCGCCTCGCTAGTGACGCCTGTGGCGCTGAGGCCTATGCTGCCGAACGGGCGGCCAAGCAGGCGCAGCTGGGCGGCGATGACGCATTCGGCAGGATCGAGATGTTCGGACCAGTCGACGCCCGCTTCGCGCCCCAGCCAGGCCTTGAGCGCCTCGACGGCTTTCCGGGCATGGGCGGCGTCGCGCAAGAACTTGGTATGATCGATTCCCGTTTGCCCTTTGACGAAAGCCAGCAGCGCAGCATTATCCCGATTGCGGACCACGCCCAAATGGTAGCCGGATATCCAAAGGGCCTGCAGCTTGGGGCCGAACGGACCTTGCAGGCTTCCCTTGGCGCCGCCGCCCACCCTGCGCAACTCGCCCGCGACATTGTTCAGTTCTACGTCGCTCATCAGCTTTAGCGATGCCTTGCCGGTGACGCGGGCCAGCATGGCGCGATAGTCGCCCTCCTCAAGACCAAGCTCTTGTCTCATGGCGTTGATGGCTTTGATCGCGCTCATTGCGGTGAACTTTGCGAAAAGGCGGCCAGGGCGACGCGCCAGTTTTCAAGGGGAAGGGACGCGGCGTCGGGCAGCCTGCCGGCGCGGTCCCGCACGGCATCCATGGCCACCTGGCGCATGAGGATGAACTGCGCCCCCTCGGTGAAGCGCGCCTTGCGGCACTCCGCCATCAGCACTTCGCCATGGGCGAGCAAGACCGCATCGGGCAGGCGCAGGATGATGGCGGCAATCTCGCGACTGCTGGCGGCGCAGCGGATTTGCTCGACGATTGGCAGCTTGTCCGAAGTGCTCATGTCCCGAACGCCCTGGCCTTGCAGAAGCGGGCATTGGCGAATTGAGTGCGGGCGGCCTGCACAGCCGCGCTGGTGCCTTGCCAGGCCTCTCCGGGCTCGTCGGTAAAGCCCTTGCCGTCACGCGTGAGCCACTTCCCATCCGGCCTGCGCAGCCCGACCCTGCCAGGGGCCGGTTTGGCAGCCCTATTGCTGTCCGGTCGGGTTTCGGGCTGCTGCGCGCTCACGCCAGGATCAGGCATCAGCGCAAGTGTGGTGCCGGGTGCCGCCTTGGCCGGCTCTGCCTCGATGGTTTCGGGTATGGCCGGCCGTAAAGGCGCCAGCTGTTTGGCAATATCCTTGGGCGTGGTGCCGAAGGCCTCTGCTATGACTTGCAGCGCTGCTGCATGGATGCGGTGCAGCTTGTCGAGGCGCTCTTGCGGCCAAGACTCGCGAGCCTTCCGCCGTTCGGCCAGGCGGGCATAGACTGTCGGCCGGGGCGTTCCGAGCTTCTCCGAGATCTCCTGGGCAGTAAGCCCATTATCCTCTAGGGCGTAGATCGCAGCCTTTTGCGTGGGATAGCCCAGATAGGGCGTCTGCTTGATCATGGGAGCACCTTGGCGATACTGAGGCGCTGGTGATGATCGCAGTAAGGGTTTGGCTGGCCGCGACGGTCAAAGATGGTGACGGCGCAGCCGCAAAAGATCATCGGCGCCGTATCGAACAGCGGCCAGCGGCATTCCCCTTTTTCAAGATCGACAAGGCCGACCAGGCGGGCGCCTTCGGGTGCGCTCGCCGGGTCGAAATTGCGCTGCCGTGCGGTGGCCTGCAAATTGGCCTTGGCATGATCCTGCGCAGCAGCGGCGGGCGTATGGACCCAGCCTGTTACCAGCGACAGGCGTGGCAGATTGGGTTTGTCTCTAAGCGCTGCACCTTGTTTGGATGGTTTGTCTTGTTTGGTTCGGCCGTCCTTCGGGGCCTTGGCAGCGCGGTCTTCCTGGCGTTCGCGCAGTTGGGCCGTGCGGCCCTCGACACCATGCCGCGCATTGCCATAGGTGCCGCCGTTGGTCGAGATGTTGAGGCGGTGGCATTTGCCCAGCACGGCGCTCCTCGTGAGCCCGCCGCCCATGATGGTACAAATCTGCCCGGCGCTGTTGTCTTGCGCGACGAGCAGCCTGAGGGTCGCAACGGCTTCCTCGGTCCAGTCGAAACGTTCGGCCGAATTGACCATCACGCCACCCCGTCCAGTTCCGCGATCGCGCGATTGGCGGCGCGGTGGGCAATCTCCAGCGCACTCAGTTCGCGCCGGTCGTCGGCCATCTGGCGCCGCAGCCGGGCGATCTCCTCCTCGGTATTTTCCATGCGCAGATCGATAGCCTTGATCGCAGACGCCGAGCGCTGCGCCTCGGCCTCGAAACCGGCGCGGGCGAAGGCCAGATGATCCAGCGGCGGATCGATCGGCCGGTTGTGCAGTTCGGCGCTGTTCCCCATTGCAGAAATCATTTGGTCCCCCTTTAGGCCTGCGCAAGATCAATGGTGACCGCCGTCCAAGGGGCGGTCGTCGATGCCCGCTCGTAGAAGCGGATGTATTGCTTGGAGCCCGTGATCCGGATGGCATCATGGATCGCTTCCATGGCCCTCACCCAGCGCTCGTCCTGGATGTCGAGATGAAACAGGGAATAGAGTTCGGCCTTGTTGATCTGGCCCTCTTTTTCGACCTTGAAGGCGCGCAGGATAATGGCCCGGATCTCGGGCTTGCCTTCGTCGGTCCATTCCACCAGGCACTCGTCGATCAATGTCTTGGCCTGCTGCAGTTCGGGACCGAAATCGATCTGGTCCGCGATCTGGATTTGCACCTTGGCCAGGCCATCGCGCTGCTGATAGGTTCGGTTGCCCTTGGTGCCGCCGCGCTTGACCTGGTAGCGTTCTGCCAGGAGGGCATCGAGGGCGGACAAGTCGTCGAAGGTATGGCCCTTGAACCGGCCGATCTGGGCAGAAAGCGAGCGCGCGTGACCCATGATCAGGCGCACGGCCTGATCCTCCAGCATGTGCTGCGGCTTCACCAGTTCCAGGGGAACGAAACCGCCCCTGGCATCGGGCATGTAGTGCTTGCCGTTGATGATGACGGTACCGTTCGCCGCCGCGGGCTGGTCAACTTCCGACATGCGCAAACTCCTTTTCAAAGATGGTTTTGAGGACGTTCAAGGCCAGATGAGTGGCCAGCCGCGCGTCGCGGTTGGCATCGACAAGGGCGTCGGTGGTTTGCCCGGCGGGCGTATCCAGCAGATTAGTCTGCGCCCGGCAGGCCTCGTCATGGCGCAGCAGGACGCTTGCCACGGCGGCCGCCAGGCGGGCATTGAGGGGCGGCGCGTGTTCCAGCGCATCAATCTGCTGGTCGAGGCCAATCAGGCACCCGGCCATTGCAAGGACTTCACGGTCTGTGGCCCGGAAGCGGGTCGGCGTGGCGAGCAACCGCCGTGCCACGGCAAGGGCGTCGATATCGTCCGGGCTGCTCAAAACACACCGCCTGGCATGGCCGGATCGTTCGCAGGTTGAGGATGATAGGAGCCGGTGAAGACGAGCACATTGGACGGCACGATCGGCGCGACCGGCGCGGCTGGTGCTCCGATGACCCGGTCGAACAATGTCATGGCTTCACGCAGGAGCTTGGCGCTCTGCTCCAGCTGCTGCTGCAGGCCCTCGACGATTCCCGCCGTCTCACGCTCGTGCGCCATGATGTCGAGGCGGATATTGGCAAGCGCAAAGTTCGACGCGATCAGCAGGCGCTCGAACGCCTGGGGGTCCGTGATGGGCCTGACGCCAGTGCGGTGATAGTTCCAGGTAATCATGGTTTCCCGCAAGGCATCCTGCAGTTCCATGAGCTCGGCGGCGAACCTATTGGCCATCGGTTCCTCCTTGGCGAAAATTGGGGCACCCCGCGCGGCAGGCCCGATACATGCGGGCCCGCAGCGAACTGGTCGGGGCGTTGGGCTTGTCCTGCCAGTCGAGGCACGTCTTGCGGCTCATGGGGCGGCCCAGTCCGGGGCACTGGACGGTTTCGCCCAGCAATTCGCCCATGACCTTCTGGCGGACCTTGTCGACGTCGCCCTGGTAGGTGTTAGACAGCACCGTCGACACCAGCGAGCCGGAATAGCCGATGGCATCGCCCGCGCCCTTGAGGCGCTTGCGGTCCGCCAGTTCGGCCAGGGCAATGACCCAGTCGGGACAATGCTCGCCCCAGGCCAGCCTTGCCTTGTCCACGAAGCTGCGCTGATCCATGCGGGCGCCGGGTGCGGGGCCGCGGTTCATGGCGCCACCTCATCGGCCTGAACGATCGAAACGCAGACGGCGCGCCGGTTTGGATCGACGGGCACGAGCGCCTCGTAGAGCCGCGGTGCAAGTGGTCCGGTATTGTGAGCGGGCAGCAGGCGCAGGCCCCGCTCGTCCTCACGCAGCACTCCAGCCCGCACCAGTGCGGATAGATAGTTTTCGATGCTGTCGTCCAGCTTCAAGCTTTGCGTGGACGCCAGGAGGCGCAATTCGGACCGGCCAATGCCGTTGCGGCCCGACGAGCCCCGCAGCACGTTCCAAACCTGCTGTTGCCCCTGGTCAGCAAGGGGCTGGGCGCCCTTGGGCGGCAACTCCGGTACTGGCTTGACCAGAAGGTAACGCCCGGACCGGGCCTGTCCTTCGATGACGCCTTCGGCCAGCAGAAAGCGGATGAAGCTCCTGCCGGCGCCCAGGTAATGCACCTGCGCGGCGCGGCGCAGTTCCCCAATGGTGAAACGCTCGCCCACCTCGACCATCGAGGCGAGGGTGCGGGCGAGCAGTTCCAACGCGCTTGGTGCCGTTTCGCCCTTGGCCAGGCTGATTTCAAGCTTGATGGCCATTACGCAGCCCGCCCATGGCGACGGGGCGCAGCGCCGGTAAACAGGCGCCCGCCATAGCTTGAAGCATCCAGACGATCCAAGCCCTCGCGTCGGGCAAAGCTTGCCACGTCATGCAGCGAAACCACGATGCGGCGCGCGCGCCCTTCCGCTTGCTGGCGGATCAGGTCGAGCAGATCGGCGCCAAGCTCAAGCTTGGGGCACACGATGCCGGCAAGTGCCGCCGTGTCGTCCTGATCGCATGGTTCGGCCAGTACCCAGTCCAGCACCCGGTTGTGGACGCGCTCGAATTCGGCCAGCTTCTGCGGCAGCAATTCCTCGCCAACCAGCAAGACTGGAACTTGCGTGGTTTCGTAGATGTCGCGGACCAGTTCGATTGCGCGGATATCGACCAGCACATCGGCCTCGTCGATGATCAGCGGCCGGTCCGGATTGTTGCCGAGGACCGTAATGATCTCTCCCATCAGATGGGCGATCGTGCCGCGTGGCCGGGGCATGCCGAGCTCGATCAGCAGCTGCTCGCAAAAGGTTTTGCGTGTCCAGTAGTTGCGCGCCTCGATGTAGATGGCGCCCAACTCGTTCTGTGCGTATTGGCAGGCGATCGTCTTGCCGAAACCCGATGGTCCCGACATGACGCCCAGGCCCGGCAGGCCGGGTGGGCGGGCGATGAGCGTCTCCAGCAGCACCATGGCGGCTGTGACGTTCTTGAGAACCGCAATGGTTTGCGGCGTAGGCGTGGTCGTCATTTTGTGGATGTCCCTCTCCGACACGTGTTCGCATTACCTGGCTCCGCAGCCAGGGCCTTCGCGGGGGTCACTGCCCCGCCGCTTCCGCTCTTTCGCGCATCCTCTTCATGGCTTTGAATTCAGGATCGGCCTGATATCCACCCAGCCAGCGCGCCTCCTCCGGCGCTACAGGCTCGGCAGCGGCGATCCGCCCCTCGATGGAAAGCGCGCGGGCGAACCGCTGCTCGCGCGTTTCGGTGGTCCGCAATTGGCGGACATTGCGCGGCAATGGAGCCGCCGCAGGCTTGGCCAGCAGTTCGGCATGCCGCTTCGCCTGTTCGACTGATTGCGGACGCGCCTCGTGGCTGGCGCCGGCCAAGCTCGCCGCACGAAGCGCTGCTGTGTCGTGCGGCACGGACGGGCGTTCGAACGCGACAAGATTTCCGGCGCGGCGCTGGCCGGCCGCGCGTTGCGCATCGGCGATGTCACGCGGGCCAATCTTGCGCATGGCCGCCCGGATGGGCTTGAGATTGCCGTCCAGGAAGGCCTTTTGCTGCGCCTTGACTTGACCAGCCACAACTACCGGATCAAGTCCGCTGAGCAGCGGGCAGATGGCATGGCCAAGGAAAGTTTCCTGGTCCAGCGCGTAGACGTATAGGCGCCCCAGATCGGCAGGATCGTGACGGCAGAACACGTCCGTTCCCGGCATTACGGTGCCGATCAGGTAATGCTCGCCATTCACCCGGATGCCGGTCTTTGTGACCTTGCGTTGTCCGTCGCTGCCCACGACCGGCGCGAGAAGCAGATCAAGTCCGCGCAGTTCCTCGATGCGGCGGATCGGCCCGGCGAAGCTGGCGGCCTTTGCGAACGGCGTCATGCCGCCAAGGCCATCATGCGCGGTGTGGGCGTAGTTGGTTCCTGCCCAATCGTCGGCATAGGCCTGGATGTCGGCATCGGCCATGTCGGCGTCGAACAGATGGGCGTCGTCCTCGCCCAGGCGCCGGGAAAACGCCTTGCGATTCTCGATGACCTTGCGCTGCGCAACAGAGTGGCCGACGAAACCAGGCAGGCGCGCAGCAAAGTCCCGCTGAAACGTGCCGATCACACGTTCGACGATGGCCTTGGCGCGCGGCGTATAGGGTGGCGAAAGCTCGATCTCGATACCGAGCCCGGACAGGAGGCGCCCAATTGCATGGGCGGTGAAGTCCGAGCCGTTATCGGTCTTGATGCGTTCGGGAACACCCCAGGCGAGCAGGCACTTCCGGATCAGGACGCTCACTGCAGCGGCGCGCGGTGTCTCGGTAACGAGAATGATGCACCGCCGCGAAAACACATCGATCGCAGCATAGATGGTCGGGCGACGCCCTTCCGTCGTGATCGCATCGAGCGGGCTGGCGTCGATCTGCCAGACTTCATTGAGCCGGTCGGCCCGTTGGGTGCCAATGGCGACGAACTCATATTTGCTGCGATAGCCGTCCGGGTCCGCGAGCTTGGCCAGCTCGTTGCGATACTGCGTTTTCCAACTTTTGAGGGCGCGTTGGAACGCGCGAATCGGTGGTACCGGCACTGTCTTGCCTTTGCGGACCGGCAGGCCCTGCGGATAGCGCGCTGCCACCATGTCGAGCACGGTTTCAGCCTTGGTCAGCGGCTGCTTGGCCAGGACGGCAAGGATCAGCGTCTTGACCGCTCCACCATCGGCAAGGTCCAGGACGCCCGTCCCGGCGCGATTGCGGGCAGCTTCCACGCCAAGGCGCAACTCGTTTGTGCGGGCGGTCTTGCGCCAGCGCGCCAGGGTCGGTGCACTGATCGCCTTGACCGTCTGGCGCACCCAAGGCGCCACGACGATGTGCCCTCCATTGTAGAGCGAGGAAAGATAAGTGTCCGAAGCGATGACCGACAACGCAGACTCGCTGCGGAGCCGGTCGGCCAGTCCGACAAGAACCAGGCGGGCATCACGTTGGCGCCGTGCCGAGCCGGTGAGGCCCTCGTCGGCTGGTATCGATGGACGCGGTGGCTTGAGTGCCGAGACGAAGCTGGCGGCATAGGCCAGCCGCGTCGGAAGCGGCAACAAGTCCAAATGGTATTCAAGCCCGCCGCCGCCCTCGCGGCCCTGACGGGGCCGGGCTTGCGCGCAGCGCGTCGCCCAGCCCTCGCGTTCGGCCAGCTTCTGGATGCCGCGCTGGGTGGCAGGCAGCCCGGGCATCGCGCCTTCCACTGCGCGATCCGCCAATTCGCCCGCTGTAAACCAAACCTGCATGGTCCGGCTCGCTTCGCCTTGGTTCATGACGAAGCCTTCCAGCGCAGTTCAAGCGCCTTTTTCTTCCGGTCGATCTGTTCTTGATGTTCGCGGATAAGTTGCAGGCCGATCAGCGCCTCATATCGCTGGTCTACCGCGATCATGCCCACGCGGTCGGCTACGAAGCCGACCAGGTCACGGCGGCCCGTTACCTCGATAAGTGCAATGAAGCGGTCGAGCGGGATGGTGTGCGGCTTGCCCTCGGCTGCATAGGCGTCGAGCGTGGCCTTGCCGATCGGCGTGCCCAGGCGCTTGCTCATGAGCTCCGCGATCTGGGCACGGCTTTGCAGGCAATCGTCCAGCGCAGCCTTGATGGCGCGCGCCACCTGGCTGCCCAGGGTGTTTCCCTCGATCGCCACGGTCGGCCGCTCCGCTACTGCGGGCAGCTGGAAATCCAATATGTCGCCCATGGCGCCATTCTTGATGCGCGCCATCAGACGAGGCCCTTCGACTTCACGAAGGCCACGATCTCGTCCTCATACATCTTGAACAGGGCAAGCCGCTGTTCGCGGGAAGCCCGCGCCATCTTGTTGGTGAGGGCCTGCCAATGGATGTCGGCCGGGCGCAGCAATGCCTTGCCCTGTGCCAGAGCGAGCGCCTCGGCAACGGTTTCCGCTTGTCGCGTTTCGACCGGGGCAAACAGAAGGTCCAGAATAGCCGTCTGCAGCGCTGCGTCCTGTTGCGCCAGAAGGGACAAGCCCGCCTGGTGGTTGGCGAGCCACGTGCCCGTCAGGCGGGCCTTGATATTGGCGCTGAGGTTGCGGGCAATCGCCACGCTGATCTCGATCGCGCGGGCGGATAGCCCGGTGCGTTCGGCTGCAACCGAACTGAACGAAAAAATTTCGTTCTGGTCGCGCTTGGCCCGTGCATCGGCGCTGCGCCGGTCCCCGCCATTGCGGGCGTCGGGATGCATTCCCTCGTGCAGCGCCTTGAGCTCGGCAAGCATAACCGCCCGCTCCAGCGCTCTAAGGTCGGGCCGAATGATGTTCTCGAAGATTTCGGAGAGGCGGCGCTGATGAGCGGAATGGTTTTCGATCGCGGTCACTATTGTGTCGACCTGCCAGCCCAAGCTCTTGGCGGCATGCAGCCGGTGCAAGCCCACATCCAGATGGTAGATGCCCTGTGCATCGATGCTCACCCGGATTGGCTGCAACTGCCCGACCAGTTCAAACGATCGTGCGATGGCTTCGGCCGCGCTCATATCCAGAACGCGCAGCCGTTGCGGGCTGACGATGATCTTATTTGGGTCCAGCTGCGTTAGGTTTTGTGGCTTGGCCGGTGGCTCGGTGGATGTTACCTGCCCCTTGTCCGCGCCGCGCCTTTTGGTGGACGGTGCAGAGGTCATGCGTGTTTACTCCTGTCAGAACTTGCGTGCGATAATTGACTTTTCCGGCCACCGGCTTTCGGACTAGGTATCGGGCGGCGCCGGTCTTCGTCGTCGAACCATTCCGGCCAGAGCTCGTGACGCTTGACGCCGAGGGTTTTGGCGATGGCGTAATTGGCGGAGGGAATGCAGCGGCGGAGGGCGTGGCTAACCGTGCTCGGGTGGGCTTTCATTCCTTTGGCCACGGAACTAAGTGAACCTCCGCTCTTGCGGAGGCGGGCCACTATGTCGGCAGGGTGAGAGTTCTTTTGGGGCATCGGTCACTTTTGTGATTCTAGGTCACATATGTGACTAAATGGATAGGTGAGAGCTTGGATGTCAAGCAGAAAGTCACAATTGTGACCAACGGCGATGCGTGGGCGGAACAATCGTTCAGTTTTGCTTGGGGTGAGAGCCAGATTGCCGACCGGCTGAGGGCACTTGAGGCCTTGATCGGGACGCAGGCCGATCTGATCCGCATGGCTCAAATCGAGCCGACCGCGTACAAAATGGCACTCAAGCGCAACAGCTCGATGCCAGCGGAACGCATCGGCGCCATTGCCAAGGCGACAGGCGTTAGCCTCGACTACCTGATCTGGGGCACGCCGGTGAACCAGATGGACGCAGCTTGCGAAGAAAAGCGCTTCGACCTGGCCGCCCAGGCTTTCGCGACGCCCTCATCCAAAACCAAGCGCGACGCGCGCCACGCACTCATCGCCAAGAGCCGTGCCGAAGTAGAGGACAAGCTTGCAGCTTTTTCCGATGCCGCGACGATGCCGGCTGATCAGGGCGACAATCCGGTCGCCCCGCCCGAAGGCTTCGTTCAGGTGCCGCATCTTTTGGCACGCGGTGGCCGGGCAGATCCGGCTCCGGTCGCCCTGTCCGCCAAATGGCTCAAGCAGCAAGGGCTGATCGCTAACGTCCTAGCATTCGTGAAAATCGAAAAGGATGAAGGGGGCCCGCAGTTTCCACCCGGCAGCATCGTGCTGGTCGACCGGAGCGAAACCGCACTGCAGCCGGGCGTGCTCCTGGCTCTGGACTTCGGGGGCGAGGTGCAGTTACGCCGCCTGGTGCGGCGCCTCGACGGACGTCATGAGCTCGTCCACGTCAATCCCGCCTGGCCGATGGAGCCCGTCGACGAGCCCCAGGCCATCAAAGCCCTGGGCCGCGTCGCCTTCGCTTTCCTGCCTGTGTAGCTGTTCCACCCTCAGCGGCCCTGCGAGATGACAAAACCAAGTTTTCCGCCCTTGCGCCCAGGGGCGAACAATTGTGACCAGCAAACCTGGCCGTTCCATCCTCGATACCCTTGAAGCCTTGTTTCGGGGCCCTTGAAGGCCACCGTGCGAGTGCAGAAACCAAACGCCAGAATCTCACCCGAACTGACGCGCCGTTACCACTGACCAGCCGAGACGCCCAATTTCCGGCCCCTCCCACCTAATCCCACCTAATCCCAAACAACCATCCGATCTGTCGCGTTACATAAAGGCGCCAGTCTACTGGGCTGACGTCGCTAGCGGTTCAGTCGGACCACGACAATGGCGAGAAGGAGCGGGCGCAACCTCGAACAGCGCTAGTATTGCACATTTCGAGATCCGCGCCCTGCCCGGTGATGCAGTGCTGTAGAAGAGCTATGTTCTAGTCGTTGTTCTCGTTCTTGGCAGCCTCCAGGGCAATCTGGCGCTGCAGGTCGAGGAACTCGGCAGCGATTGCGCGGCTCGGCTTGAGGATAATAGGGCGCAGCCGCTCGATTGGGAATTTTGGCTTGCGATCCTCTGTCAGAAGACCATTGGCTTCCTGCATGGTGTCGGTAAACTGGGTATAGCAATAGCCAGCAAGGTTGGGGCTGTCGTGGATGGCGTCGAAAAGCCCACGCAGCTTTTCGATGTACTCGTCCTCGGTTTGCACCGTCGCATAGCCGAACCATGCCTCGCCCTCGGATGGGCGGAAGCTGATGCCGCCGAACTCGGTGATTACCACCGGCTGCTGACGCTGATCATCGGGCTGGAGCAAGACCTGGCGCCGTTGCGGACCGCCGCCGGTCAGGGTTTCGTGCAAAGCCTCCTGCGTGTCATAGCGCTGCTTGATAATGGCAGGGTCGTCCGAATAGTCGTGCACGCCCCAGATATCGGAAACTGTGTGTTCCCAGCCTTCGTTGGACAGCGCCGGACGGGTTGGGTCTAGCGCCTTGGTCAAATGATACAGCGCCGAGATATAGTGTTGCTGGTCTTCCCGCACAAGGATGTCGTGTACGCCCCAGCTTTCATTGAGCGGCACCCAGGTGACGATGCAGGGGTGGTTGCGGTCGCGCGCCACAACGCTCAGCCATTCCCGCGTAAAGCGGTCTACCGCCTCGGGCGTGAATTCATAGGCATTGGCCATTTCGCCCCAGACCAGCAGCCCAATCCTGTCGCACCAATAAAGGAAACGCGGGTCTTCCACCTTCTGGTGAATGCGCAAGCCATTGAAGCCGAGCGCCTTGATCAGTTCCACCTCCTGGCGGATGACGTCTTGGCTGGGCGCGGCCAAATGCGATTGCGGCCAGTAGCCTTGCTCAAGCACAAGACGGAGGAAATAAGGCCGGTTGTTGAGCAGGAATCGTCCGCTGCCGAAGCTGCAGGAGCGCAAGCCAAAATAGCTATGGATAGTGTCGGCGGCACCATTGGCTTCCAGCGTCACGTCGAGGTCGATCAGATTGGGCGCTTCGGGCCGCCACACGAGCCTGTAGCGATCCTCGCCTGGCCGGGCGGCATCAAGCGTCAGCGTCGTGCTCACGCTGTTGCGGGTAATTGTTACACTCTGCTCGGCAAGCAGCTCGTCTCCGAACTGCGCTTTGAGCTTGAGCACTGCCCCTTGC